CCCGGCGCGACGACGGCACCGGCATCCAACAGTGGTGCCCGCACCCCGGCTGTCAGGGAGACCACCTGTGATCCGCTACCACACGGCCATTGAGCCGCTGCTGACCCCGGTGGACACGGTCACCCCGGACCCGCGCAACGCCAACAACGGCGACGTGGACGCGATCATCGCCAGCATCATCGTCAACGGCTGCTACCGGCCCATCTACGCCTCGTCGCTGACCCGAGAGATCGTCGCCGGGCATCACCTCTATGCCGCGCTGCTGGAGATGGGCGCAGGGGTCATCCCGGTCCAGTGGATCGACGGGGACCGCGAACAGGCCACTCGAATCCTGTTGGCGGACAACGAGATTGCCCGACTGGCGAAGATGGACTACGGGCTGCTGGTTGAACTGCTGGACAACCTGGCCGAGACCGAGAAGGGCCTGGCCGGAACGGGGTTCACGGCTGACCGGCACGACGAGTTGCGTCTCCTGGCCCTGGACCGGGGCGGGTTCCATCTGCCCGAGATCGAGCCGGACCCGATGCCGCACCGCTGCCCCGAGTGCCAGCACGAGTGGTTCGGTCCCTGCACCCAGGACACGGAGGTATAACTCAATGTTTGACTTGGGCACACCGGGTGCACACTTGAGTTATGAAGGTCCGGTACACCGTCCCCTGCGAGAAGTGCAAGGCCCCCGTGCCTGTCGGCACGCAGGGCGTTCGTCTGTACGGGCGCATCTGGCACCTCGCCTGCGCGGAAGCCTGGAAGCACCGGTACGAGACCACCGCTGCGTGAACCGATGAGCGCGGCCGAGGCGTTCGACCCGGACGCCTACAAACGGTGGAACCCGAACGCCCAGGAGAAGGCGGCTGAGGCGCTGCGCAAGGTGCAGGAGGGTGCCTGGCGGCCCTTCTTCTGCACCCGGCACGGCTGCGACGGTCGGCCCCACGACCAGTGGGCCTGGCCGCACGCCCGCGACGACCAGCACCCGCCGCTCGGTGACTGGCTCACCTGGCTGCTGCGCGGCGGCCGAGGGTCCGGCAAGACGCGGACCGGCAGCGAGTGGACCCACCGCCGCACCAAGGTCAGCCCACGGATAGCCCTGGTCGCTCCCACCGGACCGGACGCCCGCGACATCATGCTCGAAGGCGAGTCCGGCCTGCTGGCGACCGCCCCGCCCGGAGGTCTGCCCCAATGGGAGCCCTCCAAGCGTAAGGTCACCTGGCCCAACGGCTGCATAGGTTCCGTGTACTCCGGCGAGGAGCCGGACCGCCTCCGAGGCCCCGAGCACTACGACGCCTGGGTCGATGAGCCCGCTCACACCGACCTCATCGAGCCAGTGTGGGACAACCTGGTCCTCGGACTGCGGCTCGGTCAACACCCGCGCATCTGTGCCACCACCACGCCGAAGCCGAGCAAGTGGATGCGCGACCTGGTCCGCGACCCGACCACCGTCAGCGTCGTCACCACCACCTACGCCAACCTGGAGAACCTGGCCCCGTCCTGGCGGCGCACCGTCCTGGCCCGGTACGAGGGGACTCGCAAGGGACGCCAGGAGTTGCTGGGCGAACTCCTCGAAGATGTCGAGGGCGCGATGTGGAGCGCCGAGATGATCGACCTGAACCGGGTGACAGACTTGTCACCCCTGGCTCGGGTCGTCGTCGCCGTTGACCCCGCAGGTACCGCCACCCGGCGCTCCGACGAGACCGGCATCATCGTCGCGGGCAAGGGCGAGGACGGCGACTACTACGTCATGGAGGACCGGTCCGGCCGTTACACCCCGCAGGGCTGGGCGACCCGGACGGTCGGCGCGTTCGACGTGTACGAGGCCGACAAGGTAGTCATCGAGAAGAACTACGGTGGCGACATGGTGCGCACGACCCTGGAGTCCGTGCGCCCGTTCCTGCCGATCACCGAGGTCACCTCTCGGCGCGGGAAGGCGCTGCGCGCAGACCCCATCGTGGCCCTCTATGAGCAGGGCAGGGTGCATCACGTCGGAGTGCTCAACGAGTTGGAGGACCAGATGACGACGTGGGTCGTAGGCGACTCATCCCCGGACCGCGTCGATGCGCTGGTGCACGCGCTGACCCACCTGTCCGGCGCACATGGACCGTCCGAGATAGCCACTCCGGACAGCCTGGGCTGGCGGCTGTGACCCTCCTGGCCCCGCCCGACCTGAACACCTACTTCTACCTGACCCTGGCCGCGATCACCCTCGTCCTCTCGGCCGGACGCCTCACCCGCGTCGTCGTCGCGGAGGACTACCCGCCCTCGATCCGGCTGCGGATGTGGTGGGACAAGGTGACCCACGACGGGCCGTGGAGCAAGTTGGCCCACTGTCCGTGGTGCTTCGGTCCGTGGATCACCCTGGTCCTGATGGTCTGGGCGGTACTGTCCAACCTGCACTGGACCTGGTGGGCCTTCAACGGCTGGATGGCGCTGTCCTACGCGACATCGTGGGTCGTGTTCCATGACGAGGACGGTGGCCCTGAGGAGTAGTGGCTGTCACACTGACGAGCAGCCACCGGTCAAGAGGAGTGCCGTTCGATGCCGCGCATGTCTGGTCGGGCCGTAGTCCAAGCCGCTCCCACTGTCGTCACCGCGTCCGCCGCGCGCTATCCCGATCAGGCGCAACGCCTTCCGGTCAATGCCGGATCGAGCGGTTGGCAGGCTGAGGCGTGGCGCTTCTACGACATCATCGGAGAACTGCGGTACATCGCCAACTACGTCGGCAACATCCTGTCCCGAGCCCGCTTCGAGGTGGAGCAGGTACAGGGGCCGAACGGCACGCTGCTACCGAACGGCCCGAAGGTCGTCACCATCGGTCCGGCCGTTGATGCGCTCGGTCTACTCACCGCCCAGGACTCCTCGGAGGAGGCGATCCTCAAGGCGTTCGGCATCCACCTGACCATCGCCGGGGAGTGTTACCTCATCGGCCTGGAGGAGTCCACGGGCGACGAGTGGGGCGTCTACGGGGTCACCGAGGTTGACCACACCGGCAGCGGCGAGAACGTGAAGTGGTCGCTCAAAGAGGAGAACGGGCAGCGGCGGGAGTTGGACGACGCCGTCGTCATCCGGGTCTGGCGACCACACCCGCGCAACCACCTGCTGGCCGACTCACCGGTCCGCTCAGTCCTGCCGATCCTGAGCGAGATCGAGTACCTGACCCGGCACATCTTCGCCCAGGTGCAGTCCCGCCTCGCGGGTGCAGGCATCCTCGAACTGGCGCAGGGCATGACGTTCCCGGTGGTCCCCGGAACGGAAGGGCTCGCCACCGCCGACCAGTTCATGCAGATGCTCGGGGACGCGATGATCCGCCCGATCAAGGACCCGTCCTCGCCCGCCTCCATCGTCCCCATCGTCGTGACATCGCCCGACGAGTTGATCGGGAAGATGAACCACACGACCTTCTGGTCGCCACTGGACGAGCACGCCGTCGAACTGCGCACCGAGGCGATCCGCCGACTGGCCCTCGGCATGGAGATACCGCCAGAGATCATGCTCGGCCAGGGCGACGTGAACCACTGGTCGGGCTGGCTGATTGATGAGAGCGCGATCAAGGCGCACATCGAGCCGCTGCTGGGCATCGTCACCAACGCGATCACGGTCAAGTACATCCGCAACGCGACCGACTCGGACATGTGGCGCATCGTCGCCAACACCGCCCAGATGCGGTTGCGGCCGGACCGCAGCAAGGAGGCCCTGGAGTTGTACGACCGGGGCGAGTTGGACGGTGAGGCGCTGCGCCGGGAGACCGGCTTTGACGAGGACGACGCCCCGACCACCGAGGAGTACAAGACCTGGCTGGTGCGCAAGGTGGCCGGAGGCTCGGCCACCCCGGAGCAGGTCGGCGCTGCGCTGCGCCTGCTGGGCGTGGACCTCGGCGTGACCGGCGAGGTGTCCCGCGAGGCCCGGCCGGACCGCTCGCTGGACGAGCACCCGGCCCGCGACATGCCCAACCCGGAGGAGTCCGAGACCGGCCGGGACGTAGCCCCAGACCTGGCGGCGGCGTCGGAGGTCCTCGTCTTCCGTGCGCTTGAACGCGCGGGCAACAAGATGCGCTCCGTCTACGGGGTCCGCCCACCCGGCGTCACCGCCGCCGACGTGTACCGGTACATCCCGGTGCGCAACGGCGACATCGACCGCTTCATGGAGGACGCCTGGAGTTGTCTGCCTCAGGCAATGCACCGGTTCACCTGCGACCAGGAGCGGGTCAAGAACGCGCTCGACTCGTACACCCGCAGCCTGCTGGTGACCCAGGGCGAGCACGACTACGAGAAGATGCGGACCTTCCTCGCCGCGGCGTCATGACCATCGACCTGGCCGCGTTCGCTGCTGCGCGTCGCCCGGTCCAGGACCGTGGGGCCAACGCGCTGGAGGGTTCGGTCCGGTGGGCGCTGCACCGCAAGCGCCGGAACGTGACGGCGTGGGCGGGCACCCTGGTCAATGCGGCCGAGCGCCTGATGCGCCGTGTCTACCGGCGCGAGTCCGGGAAGATGACCAGCAACGACTTCCGTGACGACGTGCAGAAGTTCCGCACCAAGGCTCGTGACGCCCTGGAGAAGACCAGTGGCCTGACCGACGAGAACTTCGAGTCCCGCGTCGAGATGATCGCCCGCTGGCTGTCCAACGCGGCGATCAACGCCGGGGCCGAGGCGGCGGGCCTGGAGACGCACCGCGACCCGACGAAGCCGTCGATGCAGAAGACCTGGATCACCATGCACGACGACCGGGTCCGCACCTCGCACCGTGAGGTGGACGGGATCACCGTGCCCATCCAGGACAAGTTCGTCGTTGACGGGTACCGGATGGAACTGCCCGGCGACCCGAGCGCACCGCCCGCACAGATCATCAACTGCCGTTGTGTCATCGCCATCTCGGCTGCGACCCTGGCTGCGTCTGCGAATGAAGGAGTCACCATGACCGCGACTGCGACCGAGCCCGAGGTCCTGCCGGACGAGGACCTGTCGGACGAGGGTGACAACCTTGTCACCGACGAGGACGCCGCCATTCCCTGGCACGGCGTCCTCGCCCCTGAGGACGTGATGAGCGGCGACGGCCGGAAGTTCGGCAAGGACGCGCTCCGCTGGCGGGACCTGCCGCTGCCCCTGTCCTGGCAGAAGGTGACCGCGCCCGGCCACGACGGCGGGGTGGTCGTCGGCCGCATTGACGAGGTCTGGCGTGACGGCAACCTCATCAAGGCGTCGGGCGTCTTCTTCCCCGGCCAGGACGAGGCGGACGAAGCCATCGGCCTCATCGCGGACGGCGGCATCCGTGGCGTCAGCGTGGACGTGGACGACGCGAGCATGGAACTCCAGAACCGCTCGGGCGGGGACTGGAGCGAGGGCGACGACCCGCAGGACGCGGTCACCGTGTTCCCGGACGGCCGGGTCTGCGGCGCGACCCTGTGCGCGATCCCTGCGTTCGCTGAGGCGTTCGTCGGCCTGGGCGAGTGGCCCGCCGAGGGCGAGGAGGACAAGTCCCTGACCGCCTCGTGCAACTGTGAGATGGCGATAGACGAGGGCACCTGGGACGGGTCGGCCAGCAACTACACCGACGAGCAGTATTTCAAGGCGACCATCGTGCATCTGGTGGACGACGGCCCGGACAAGTTGAAGAAGTCCAACAACAAGTTGCCGATCCTCACCCCGGACGGGAAGTTGAGCCGGGCCGGTGTGCACGCCGCAGCCGGACGGCTCGGCAGTACCGACGCTCCCCCGGAGAAGATCAGCCAGGCCAAGGCGGCGCTGCGCGGGGCCTACGACGAACTCGGTGAGGACCCGCCCGAGAACATCGCGGCGACCAACGACGACATGGACGAGTTCGCGGTCAAGACCGAGGACGGACCGGGCTGGTTGACCCACCCGGTGGACACCGAGCGCCTGCGGCGTTACTGGACCCGTGGCAAGGGCGCGGCGAAGATTCGCTGGGGAACGCCGGGCGACTTCAACCGGTGCCGCAGCCAACTGGCGAAGTACGTCAAGGCCCAGTACCTCAACGGTTACTGCGCCAACCGTCACTACGACGCGACGGGGTACTGGCCCGGCCGCGCGCCGAGCGAGGGCGGCAGCGGGAACCGGGGGCGGCGGGGACGCCACTCCGGCGCGACTGTGGACCTCAGCCCAGCGGTCACCCTCGTCGCCTCCGCCCGCCCGACCATCTCGGCTCGCTACTTCGACAACCCCCACCTGACCGAGCCGACTCCGGTGACCATCACCGAGGACGACCGCATCTTCGGGCACCTGGCCGCGTGGGGCACCTGCCACATCGGCATCAAGGGCACCTGCGTCACCCCACCGTTCAGCGGGAGCAACTACGCCCACTACCGTACCGGAGCGGACCACACAGACGAGGGAGACATCGCGGTAGGCCACGTCACCCTCGGCACAGGACATGCCGGTCCACGCTTGTCGGCTGCCGCGACGGCGGCGCACTACGACAACACCGCGACGGTCGCTGCTGATGTCGTCGCGGGTGAGGACGCGCATGGCATCTGGATCAGCGGTCGTGTACGGGATCACCTCTCGGATGAGGACCGTCATGCCCTTGCCGCAGCCCCGCTCTCCGGTGACTGGCGCGAGGTTGCCGGAGGGCTGGAGATGGTCGCCGCCCTCTGCGTCAACGTCCCCGGCTTCCTGGTCCCGCGCACCCAACTGGCCGCTTCCGGTGGCGAGCAGATCAGCCTGGTCGCGGCAGGCATCGTGGACCGGGCTCCGCACGTCGTCTCCGGCCTCGACATCAGCGCAGCGGTCATGGCTGCGGTGGACGAGATCGAGACGCGGAACGCGCGACGCAGGATGATGGCATTGCGTGCAGAGGCCGGGCTCGACCCGAAGACCCGGATGGCCCGGCTACGGAAGGAAGTTGTCTGATGGCCTGCGGATGCAGCGGCGGCAACAAGAACGCGGACGGCACCCCCAAGGAGTTCGTCTTCACCAACCCGCGCGGTGAGCAGAAGACCTACCGCACCGAGATGGAGGCGCGAGCCGCCCAGATTCGGGCTGGTGGAGGGACCTACAAGACGAAGTAGTGGTGGGTGACAGACTTGTCACCCTGCTCGTCACACCACGGCAAAGTACGCACCCAGCACGCGATATAGCGGCAGAGAACCGGGACATGGGACCGGACGCCTGTGGGAGAGCAAACAGCGGGGCCGTTGCCAAGAGCAACGGCCCTGCTCTACTCTCCGAACAGATGTCGCCCGCGGCCCAGCCGTAGCGAGTTCTCCCAGCGCCAAGCGCGGAGTGTCAGTTCAACCTCCCCGTCCGCTTGCTCTGTCAGGAGATACCGACATGGCCGACTTCTCCGTTGTCGAGGACCTCAGCGCCTACGACGCCGAGGCACTCGCCGCCAAGATCACCGAGGGCGAAGACGCCCTCAATGCGCTGCTTGAACTCGCTTCCCCCACCGATGACGACGTGGCCGCCGCCGAGCGGATCGTCGCCTCGCTGCGCATCCTGCGCGACGAGCAGGAGGGCCGCGAGACCGCAGCCACCACCCGCGTCTCCCGGATGGCCGCCGTTCGTGAGGCCGCCTCCGTCCAGCCGAAGGCCACCGTGCCCGAGCCTGAGCCCGCCCCCGACCCGGCCCCCGAGCCGGAGCCGACGCCCACTCCCGAGCCGGTCGCCAAGTCCGAGCCCGCCACCGTCCCGGCCGCGAGCACCGGCATCGCCACGCTCTCGCGTCGCGTCGCCCTCCCCGTCGTCCCCGAGACGCCAGCCGCCCAGAGCATCGTCATCACCGCCTCCGCGGACGTGCCGGGCTACTCGGTCGGCCAGGTCATGGGCGACTGGGACAACCTCACGGACGGCTTCCTGAACAAGGCTCGCGCCTTCCCGAGCGCGTGGGGCGTCCAGGGTGCCTCGCTCCAGCGGTACCCGGTCGGCCAGTTCAACCTGTCGTTCCCGTCCGAACTGACCGCCTCCGGCAGCCGTGACTCCGACATCGTGGACTACGCCAGCCGCGAGGGTCGCCTGCCCGGCCGGAGCCTGACGGCTTCCGGTGGCTGGTGTGCTCCGTCCGAGACGATCTACGACCTCTGTGGCGGCGGCTCGACTGACGGCCTCTGGGACCTCCCGGAGATCAGCGTCAGCCGTGGCGGCGTGCGCTACACCTCCGGGCCCGACTTCTCGGGGCTCTACGGTGCGACGTTCTGCCAGACCGAGGCGCAGGCCATCGCCGGTACGCCCAAGACCTGCTACGAGGTCCCGTGTCCTCCGTTCACCGAGGTCCGGCTGGAGGCGTGCGGCATCTGCCTCACCTCCCCGATCCTCACCGAGGCGGGCTACCCGGAACTCGTCGCCGCGTTCATCCGCGAGGCGATGATTGCCCACCAGCACGCCATCACCGCGAAGTTGCTGGCCCAGGCTCTCGCCGCGGCCACGGCCATCGACCTGGCCTCGCGTGGGTCCTCGGCCAGCGACATCCTCGACCACGTCGAGTTCATCGCCATCGTGGCCCGGAGCAACTTCCGGATCGCCAACAACGCCACGGTCGAGGTCGTCCTGCCCTACTGGGCCAAGGGTGCGATCCGCTCCGACCTGTCGATTCGGACCGGCGTGGACCTGCTTGCCGTCACCGACGCGAACATCGCGGCGTACTTCGCGGCCCGCAACGTCAGCCTCCAGTTCGTCCAGTCCTGGCAGACCCTTGCCGATGACGCGACCGGATACCCGGCCACCGTCGAGGCCCTGGTCTACCCGGCTGGCACGTTCGTCAAGGGCGTCTCCCCGGTCATCAGCCTCGACGCCGTCTACGACGCCGCCTCGCTCAAGCAGAACCTCTACACGGCGCTGTTCTACGAGCAGGGAGTCCTTCTCCTCCAGAAGTGCTACAAGGCGTACAAGACGACCATCGACCTGTGCTCGGCTGGCATCACGGGTGCCAACACCAACGTCGAGTGCCTCACCGGAACCGTCGTTTAACCGTCGTGGGCGGGTCGTCTGCGCCATCGCCGGACGGCCCGCCCCCTTCACCTTCGAGGAGGTTGAACGATGGCAACCGACAACGACGAGGGCTACCTGCCCGAGAGCGATGACGAGGTCGTGGACGCCGAGACCGCTGAGGTCAAGGAGGGTGACAAGCCTGTCACCTCCGAGGACAGCGAGGCGGCTCCGGCCGAGGAGGGCGAGACCTTCTACGCCGGGATCAACGAGGACAACGCCGTACTGCTCCTGGCAGCCGCCGAGGAAGCAGGTCTGGACCAGCGGGTGGTGACCGTGAACTACGACCGGGGTGGCTTCAATGCTCCGGCCGAGGTCGTCGCCAAGGTGAAGTCCGCCAACAAGGACGAGGAGTAGGCCCGTGTCGAACAACTGTTTCCCACTGGTCCGTGGGCGGGTGATGCGGGCTACGGCCCTCGACGGCTGCGGGCGTCCCAAGGCGGGCGCGTGCGGATCGGTCACCACTGACGGGTTCGTGTCCGTCGCCTTCACGGCCAACACCGATGAGGGCGAGGAGATCAGCGTCACGAACGCCTCGGGCAAGGTCTGCGTTCGTGACGCGGCCTGCCCGACCCTGACCGGCTACACCGCGGTCATCACGTTCTGTGCGGTCAACCCCGAGTTGTACGCCATGCTCACCGGTCAGGCTGCGGTCTACGACTGGCAGGGCAACGCCGTGGGCTTCCGGGTCAACTCGGACCGGTCGGCCTGCGACTACGGCTTCGCGCTCGAACTCTGGAGCAACGTTCCCCAGGTCGCCTGCGACCCGGAGAACCCGGAGGCGCAGGGCACCTACGGCTACATCCTCGTGCCGTTCATGCAGGGCGGGACGCTGGGTGACTTCACCATTGAGAACGCGGCGGTCTCGTTCACCATCAACGGTGCGGCGACCAAGACGGGCTCCGGGTGGGGCGTCGGCCCGTACAACGTCGTCCGGGGCTCTGGCGGCACCGCAGGGCCTCTCCTGGAGCCGATCCTCAGTGGCGACCACCTGCACGTCCAACTGACCGACGTGGCCCCGCCTGAGGCCGCCTGTGACTGCATCTCCAGCGGTGTCCCCGCGACCGGTGCGACCGCTGGCACCCCCGGCACCTGGACTCCGGTGGACTCCTACGCTCCGCAGAGCCTCGCGGGCATGACCGGCGTCACGGCCAGCCCGACCACGGCCTGGACTCCGGGCCAGCACGTCCTGCTGGGAAACAACCAGAAGGCTCACTGGACCGGCACCGCCTGGGCTTCGGACGCGGCGGTCATGGCCGCTGACTCCGAGACGCAGGACGCCGAGCCGCAGGACTCCGAGCCGGTCGGAGCCGAGGCGTAACCCCTACCGTCCGGCAGACTGGTCCCTACCTCCTGAGGGCCGGTCTGCCGGACCGGGGTGACATGTTTGTCACCCGCTCCACCTCACAGCGAAAGGCACACCAATGGCAGAGGACAAGGGCCAGGGCCGCGACCAGGTCGCTGTTCAGGCGGAGCGCCGTCGAGACAACGCCGATGTCATGGTCATCGAGGGCGATGTCCTGGTCGAGTGGTTCGACAAGGACGGCAAGAAGTACCACGAGTCCAAGCAGAAGAACCTCATCACCACGGCCGGTGACAACTTCTATGTGGCGCGGGCCGTGGCGACCTCAGGGCAGCCCGCCAGCGCCACCGGAATGAAGTTGGGTACCGGCGCTACCGCCGTCGCCAAGACGGGCGCAGGAGCCGCTCTGGCGACGTACCTGCCCACCTCCAACAAGGCGTTCGACGCGACCTTCCCGTCCGTCTCCGGCAACGTGGCGACCTTCAAGCGCACCTACGCAGCGGGCGAGGGCACGACGGCCAGCAACATCACCGAGGCCGTCATCGTCAACGACACCATCGCCACCGACGCGACCAGCCCGGCCGCGAACACCGTCAGCCGTGTCCTCCTGGCCTCTCCTGCCCCGAAGGCAGCCGGGGACTCCCTCACCGTCACCTGGACGCACACCTTCACCGGGGCCTGATCTACGACGACGTGAGGGGGTAGCACCATGCCTACCCTCACTAGGCGTGGCTCCGGTACGCCGGTCACTTCTGGGACCACCTGGGCCAACGTCACCAATGCGGTAGACGGGACGCCGGGCAGCACCCCGGCGACCTACGCGACCTGGACGAGCAGCGTCTCCAACGCCATCGGCTACATCGAGACCAGCGGCTACGACTTCTCCTCGATCCCGGCTGGCGCGACGATCAACAGCGTCTCGGTGACGATCCGCACCCTGGTCAACAACGCCGCGCGGTTCGTCTCGATCCGGTTCCAGCCGTACAGCGGGACCACCCCGCTTGGGACAGCGGGCACCGGGGCCGATACGACTGTGCCCAGCAACGACACGGCGATATTCCCGGTCACCCTGGCGCAGTTGCAGGCAGCGAACTTCAAGGTCCGCACGACCTTCAACGGGGCGAGCAGCACCCAGAGCCGCGTCGGCTCCATTGACCACGCCGACGTGACGGTGGACTACTCGGTCACGATTCCTCGGTTCGAGAACCCGGCCGACACAGCGGAGGGCACCGACGAGGCGACGTTCGTGTTCGCCGGTCCGCCGCCGCTGGTGTTCCCGGAGACCTTCGCCAACGGGCTGCCTCGGGACATCGACGTAGTCACCGTTGCTCCCGACCCGTTCCCCGGTCAGTACCCGGTGACGCTCGACGCGGCGGTCGGCAACCCGGCCCCGTCGCTGTGGACCAACGGCGCGTACCGAGGGTGGCGAGGCAAGCCGTACTCGCGCTGGGACATCACGGGCGACTTCACCTACACCTTCGACATGCTCCAGGGCGGTGGCCGGGACATCTACGAGGCCATGTTCTGGTGTACCCCCAACGGTGCCGATCCGGTCAACGGCATGGACGGCTTCACGGTCCGTCTTGAGAGTTCCGGTGACAGCAGCGGCTTCATGCGGATCACCAACAACAGCATGACTTCGATAGGCCCTCGACAGGCCAACCTCCCGCTCGACACCTGGTACCGGGTCACCATTCAGGCGGTCGGCACCGTCGTCACCTGCACGGTGCGACGCATCTCCGACAACGCGGTCGTCGTCACGAACACGTTGGACCTCGCCCCGCACCTGGACGGCGAGCACTTCACCCACGGGGTGTTCGGCCAGTTCTGGGCCGCGTCGGGCACCGCCCAGGGCACCAACATCGACAACATCAACGTCGCGGGAACGCTTCGCGTTGCCAACTACGACGAGGCGGTGGTCGCCTCCGGGGCGCTCCACTACTGGAAGTTCGATGAACCCTCCGGTCAGGCTGTCGCCGCGAACAGCATCATCCCCGAGTACCCGGCGACCTGGCAGCCAGCAGGCCCAGCGAACGGCACAGTCCACACCCAGGGTCCGCCCATCGGTTACGGGCTGGGGCCGTCAACGGCGCTGCCCGCTGTCCCGCAGAACGAGGGCGCGGAGACGCACACGACCCAGATACCGGAGATTTCCGGGGCCTACTCCTACGAGCAATGGGTCTCCCCGACCCACACGACCTACCCGCACCGCAACCTGTGCAACTTCTTCGTCTCGTTCACCGCGCAGTTGAACTCCGGCTTCGAGGCGTACCTGCCTTCCCTCGGCGGCAACATCACGGACCGGAACGGGAACGGCCTCGCGGCCTACAACGCCGTCCTGAACCCCCAGGTCATGCCGGACTCCATCCACCACTTCGTGGTCACGGTGGGCAATGGCGCGTGGAAGGTCTACCAGAACGGCGTCCTGGTCGGCAGCGGCACGCTGGACAGCGGTATTGGGACCGGCATCCCAGCGATCAACACGCCTTTCCTGCGTTTCACCCTGGGGGAGCAGCCGTTCGCAGGCCGGTTCTCCAACATCGCGCTCTACGGGCGCGTCCTGCCTGCGGGCGAGGTCCAGGCCCACTACACGCTCGGGATGGGCACGCCGCCCGCTGCGCTGACGACCTACCCCGCCGACGTTGCCACCAGCAGCGACGCCGCGACGACCACCTCCGAACGGGTGCGCGTCGTTGCCGACAGCGCCGATGGCACCGACGCGGTGACGGTGACCAAGGCGACCGGCAAGACCGTCACCGACCTCGCCACCGGCTCCGACTCCGCCACCTTCGTCTTCGAGGCCGGGCAGGCACTCACCGCGAACCCTGCCGACACAGCGGTCGGGTCCGATAGCGTCAGCACGCTGTCGGCGGCTAGCCGACTTGCCGCCGACAGCGCAGTAGGCACCGACTCGGTCACCATCGTCCGGACCGTTGACCGGGTCATTGCCGACGTGGCCGGTGGGACCGACTCCGCGAACGTCCTGGCCGCTCGGGTCCGCACCGAGGCCGACCATGCGGTGGGCTCCGACACGGTCACCTCCTCGCGGATCGGCTCGGCCGTCGAGACCGTGGACGACAACGCGGTCGGCACCGACGACGTAACGGTGACCGCGACCCGTGATCGAACTGCGGCAGATGCCGCAGTTGGTTCCGACGCGGTGACCGCCCTGTGGGTCGTCAACGTCTTCGCCACCGCCGACGACCTGGCCGTGGGCAGCGACGACGTGACGGTCCTGTGGTCACGGCTGCGGACCCCCGCCGACGTGGCGGTCGGCTCGGACCTGGCGGTCGCCCCGAGCGGCAGCCAGAAGGCGCTGGCCGACACCGCAGCGGGCTCCGACTCGGTGACCCTGCTCTGGACCAGGGAGCGGGTCATTGCCGACTCGGCCTACGGCAGCGAGACGCTGGCCGGGCAGCGCACCATCCTCATCGCTGACACCGCGGTCGGTAGTGACCTTCTGACGGCCCAGAAGACGGTGGTCCGCTCCGCCGCTGACACCGCAGTCGGGGCGGACGAGGTCTCGTTGCAGCGTTCCGGAGCCGGACAGGCCGGGGCCGGAGACATCGCTGTCGGGGGTGACAACCTTGTCACCCTGGCGGTTCGGGGCCGGTCCGGAGCCGACACCGCAGTCGGCTCCGACGCCGTCACGACGGCGCGCGGCCTGACCTCCGTCATCCCGGACATCGGGGTGGCGCTGGATCACGTCGTGACGACGTGGGGCCGCGCCACGTCCCTGGCCGACACGGCGCTCGGCTCCGACGAGGTGAGCGTCATCTACGACCGGAGCGCGGTGGTAGCGGACGACGCCATTGGCGCGGACGATGTGACCAGCGAACTGGTGCCACCCGTCGATCTGTTCGTCTTCATCCAGGACGAGGCCATTGGGTCCGACCAGGTGACCGCAATCTTCAACGAAGGAGAAGGCCCTGTGGACGACTACTGCTGGCCTGTGGACTACTCGTGCTGCCCGGACTTCGACTCGTATGACAACGCGACGAAGATTCGGTCCATCGCGCTGGCCGGGGCGACGCTCCAGATGCTCACCGGCTACCGGGTCGGCGGCTGCCCGATCACGGTGCGCCCGTGCCGGAAGGTCTGTGACGGCTACCAGCCGTACTACGCGGGCCAGCCGCTCGCGCCGGTCAACTGGTCCGGCCAGTGGTTCAACTGCACCTGCGGCGGGGACACCTGCGGCTGCGGCGCGATCTGCCAACTGGAACTGCCGCGCCCCATCGGCTCGGTCCAGGAGGTCAAGATCGACGGCGTGGTCCTCGACCCGCTGACGTACCGGGTGGACGACGGCAAGTGGCTGGTGCGCCTCGGTGACGAGTGCTGGCCGGACTGCCAGGACATGGCGCTGGCGGACACCGAGGTCGGCACGTTCTCGGTGACCTACCTGAACGCCATCCCGGTGGACGCGCTCGGGGCCTACGCGGCGGGCACGCTGGCGTGCGAGTACGCGAAGGCGTGCAACGGGCAGAAGTGCCGCCTCCCGTCCGGCGTCACCTCCGTTGCGCGTCAGGGCGTCTCCTACGAGATCGCCTCCGGCGCGTTCCCCAACGGGGAGACGGGAATCCGTGAGGTGGACACCTGGGTCGCTCGCTTCAACCCACACCACCTGCGGATGCCGACGCAGGTGTGGACCCCGGACGAGCCGAACCTGGTTCGGACCATCACCTGGCCGTAGCCCTGGGGTGACAAACCTGTCACCCTCGGTCTAGCGCCTCTGCGGGTTGTACGCGCGTCTCCGAGAAGAAGGAATCGTCATGACCGTTCAGCCGACCGGCACCATCATCCCCACTCCGACGATTCCTCCGGGCTCGGACCAACTCACCGACATCGCCACCGTCATCTCGACCAATGACCCGCACCTGGCCCACGGCGGGACCTACGAGACGGTCTGCGGGACTGGCGTCATGATCGGTGGCAACTTCCCGTGCGCGCCGATCAACATGAACCGCGGGCTCGGGCAACTGACCTGGGTGAACGGCGTGCCGGGTACCGTCTTCACCGGCCTCCAGTGCATCGGTCCGATGGACCTGCCCTCGATGCAGGCCACCGCGATGAAGAACAACGACCTGCGGGTCAACCGCACGATTCAGGACAACCTCATCGGTGGGTTCATCCCCGTCGAGGACTTCGAGGTCCGCCCCGCCACCGAGGCGGGCGGGCTAGCCGACGCCGACACCATCGCCCGGTGCGAGTACACGGGCCAGGCCGTCATCCACATCAACCCGACGCTGGCCGAACAGTGGATGGGCAAGGAGATCATCCGCGTCGGCCGTCACCTGGAGACGGTGATGGGCGCGATGGTCTCGCTGAACTGCTGGCTGCCGGTGGACCAGATCGCGGTAACCGGCTGGCTGACCGTGCTCAAGGGCGCGAGCCGGGTCATGGACCCGTACCACGATGTCTCCGGCAGCGGCGAGCCGACGAACTGGTGGTACGTCAACGTGCAGACCCCGGTGACGGTGTTCAACGACTGCGAACTGGCGGTGCTCATCACCGGAGTCGAGGGTGGCGGTCCGCCCCCGGTCGCTGGCCCGGTCACGGTCACCGCCGTCTCCCCGGACACCATCCCGCTGGACGATGTCGGCGGCTACATGGTCACGGTCACCGGCACCGGGTTCAGCAAGACCTCGGTCGTCCTCATCAACAACGAGGCGGCCCGCACCACCTACTCCAGCCCGACCAGCCTGACCGCGCTGTTCGTCCCGGAGGAGTTCTTCCCCCTCGGCCCTGGCTCCTACCCGGTCGGGGTCATCGGGTCGAACTCGGTCACGGTCGAGGTCATCGAGGGGATGAGGGGTCCGGCCAGCACGATTGTCTCGCCGTCTGCCGGGCAGGTCCCCGGCACGGCGATGCATCTCCGGCTGTACGAGTACGTCGGTGCCGTCAACGACCCGCAGTACCCGGACGGCACCACGGACCTGGTCGATGCGGACATCGTCTCCATCGACTGGGGTGACGGGACCGCGCTCCAGACCCCGCCATTCACCCGCGGCTCCCGAGCGCCGCTGATCGGTCAGTTCATCGCCCACACCTACGCCAATGCTGGCGACTTCGACATCACGGCGAACCTGGCCGAGAACTTCGAGCCAGCGACGACGACCTTCTACGCCTACCCGGTCGCCATCTACTACTACCTGCAAAAGAACCCCGCCACTGGCGGGGTCCTCGTCGGTGCCCCGTTCGGGGTTCGTCCGGTGGACGGTTCCTCGAACCCGCTGCCGCCCAACGATCACTTCACCACCATCGACTGGGGTGACGGCACCGCGATCCAGAGCCCGCCCTTCACCGTGGACGGCGGCGGGTATGCCACCCACACCTATGCGGCGGCGGGCACGTTCGCGCCACAGGTCACCTTCGTCAGCGACCAGGAGGCCGAGACCTCCATCACGATCACCGTGGCCGCCACCCAGGAGGACCTGGACGCGCTCAACGCGGCTGAGGAAGACGCCACTGAGTGATGGTGGAGTTCCGGGAGGACACGAAGGTCTGGCCGCTCCTGACACGACTGGCGACGTGTCTGTGTCAGGAGTTGGCCTCCTCCGGCCTGCCCGCTCCCTGCTTCTGTGGCGTCGTTCCTGGCGAGGTGGCCCTGGACTTCTGCGACGCCTGTGAGGACGGCACCTGCGGCGGGATGGCCTGGGTCAACGCGGTCAGCATGACGCCCGCGCTGACCCTCGGCCAACTCGCCCCGACCCGGTGCAGCGTCGGCCTGATCGACATGGTGTTCCAGGTCGGCGTGGTTCGTTGTGCGCCGCTGCCGGACGAGAACGGGACACCGCCCGACGACGCGGCGTACCTGGCCTCGGCGGAACTCCAGATGGCGGACATGGCTGCCTCGCTGCGGGCCGTGATCTGCTGCCTGGATGACCAACTACCCGTCATAGGGGGTTGGACCTCCTACGGCCCGGAGGGCGGCTGCGTGGGGGGTGTCTGGACCGCCACGCTCCCGGCGATCTGATGGCTGAGTTCGTTGTCGTCATCAGCGACGCCCGAGCCAACGCCTACGGGCCGCGGTACCTGCGCTACAAGGGCAAGGGCATCGAGGAGTTGGCGAAGTGGGGAGCGCCCAAGCGCACCGGTCACATGGCCCGGAACATCAACCGGGGGATGGTGACGCAGATGGGCGCGCACGCCGAGGTCGAGGTCATCGCCAGTGCCCACTACGCCTCGTATGTCCACCAGGGCACCAAGCGCATCAAGGCCAGGGGCAAGGGCATGTCGGTGCCGAAGTACAAGTGGCCCGCCTCCCAGGCGGTGCGCCGGAAGCGCAAGAGCGTCCGGGGCCAGAAGTCCCAGCCGTTCCTGACCGACGCGATGGTTCAGGAGATCAGGTTCAGCCGGTTCGTCATGCCGCTCTGAGGGGTGACAAACATGTCACCCTCAGACCACCGAGGGTGGCCTGCTGCGCAGGTACCAGCCGAGCAGGATCAGCGCGGCTCCGACGATGAGGAGCAGCCACCAGACGACCCCGGCGATGACGACGGCGGAGAGCAGGTCGAGCACGCCGAGTACCACCAGGACGAGACCAAGAATCATCAGAATCAACGGGACCATGCCACCAGCATGACCCCACCGTGTCCGGCGAGCGCCCTACGCTGGGGGCCACCGCTCGGAGAGAGGACTCATGGAACCATTCATCACAGCGGCCGAGGCCGATGACGAGGATGAGGTAGTCGGCAAGCCGATCACCTTCTTCATCGACCAGGAGGAGGTCACCGCCCTCCCTCCCACCACCTCGCAGATGGCGCTGTTCATGGCCGCGTTCGCGGACTCCGCGCCCAACGACGAGGTCGCCGTCATGGACACCATCAACTTCTTCATGAGCCTGTTCGAGGACGACGACGCGACCTACATCAAGAGACGGTTGCTCGACCGGAAGGACAAGTTCGGGCTCAAGGCGGTCACGAAACTCATCCTCGCGCTGGTCGAGGAGTGGTCCGGCCGCCCTATGTCGTCGCCGCAAGACTCACCCACGTTGCCCGCCAGCGATGGGCCGAGATTGACGGCGACTACGCGCGGCAAAGCGGGGGCCAGAGTCCGTTCGGCCTGAGGTGGGACCGTCTGCTCAACCTGGTGTACTCCTGGGCGGTTGAGCGGGTGGAGAACCGCGAGGCGTTCGACGCCTACCTTGAAGCGCCCACCGAGGAGACGGGACGCGGCACACCCTCTGCTGCGACACTGGCTGCCGAGGGCCAGGCGTTTATGGACTTCATGGCTGCCGTGAACGGCTGAGAGGAGCGCCCCAATGCCCATGAGCGGCGAACTCGTCGGCGCTGCCTACATCAAGGTCCACGCGGACTCCTCGGCCGTTGGCCCCGAGATGAAGCGGGACATCGGCAAGGCCGCGAGCGATGCTGGCGACGACGCCGGTACCAAGTTCGGCCAGGGGTTCACCAAGTCCCAGCAGAAGGAACTGCGCAAGACCGTCAACTCCACCCGCCAGCAGTTGCGGTACGCGGGCAAGTCCTTCGAGCGGGAGGGCGACGACTGGGGTATCCGGCTGGGTCGCCGGATGCGTACCTCGCTGGGCAACGAGATGGGGCCGCTCGGCGCGAGCCTGCGCGCTGGGCTGGGCAACGCCTTCAAGAAGTCGGTACCTGGCCTGCTCCGGCCGGTGATGATGGAACTCGGTGACGACGCCGACGACCGTGGGCGCAGCGCGGGCGAGCGGGGAGGCAGGAGTTTCGGCAGCGGCTTCCTCGGTGCGCTAGGCAAGATGTTCGGCCCCAAGGCCAACGTGCCCTTCACCCGGATGAAGTTGCCGGTCGCCGCCCTGGTCTCGGCCCTCGACCCGGTCATTGTGGCCCTTGGCTCGGTCGGTGGGGCAGCCATGTCCCTGGTCGGCCCGCTCGCCTCCGCTGCCGGGGTGGCCGGGGCAGCGGCCCCGCTCTTTGCCTCCCTGGGCATCGCCGGGATCGCCACGGTCACCGCGTTCTCCGGGATGGGTGACGCCCTCAAGACCCAGACCGTCCTGTGGGAGAAGTTGAGCAAGGGCATCAAGCCCACGGCCGAGGACCTCAAGAACGCCGACGAGGCCCTCAAGGGCCTGACCCCCTCGGCCCAAGGCTTCGTCAAGGCCCTTGCCGGGGTGTTCCCTGAACTGACCAAGATTCAGCAGGTTGTCCAGGAAAACTTCTTCCGGAATCTGGGCGGTCAGTTCACTGAACTGGCGAAGACCGCGCTGCCCATCGTCAGCAAGGGACTGGGCGACACCGCGAACTCGATCAACGCGGTGGCCTCGTCCTGGATGACCATGTTCCGGCAGATCGCCCAGCAGGGCACCCTGACCGCGATCTTCGCTGGGGCGCAGCCGATCATCACCGACCTGGGCAGCGCGTTCGGCTCCCTGATCCGTGGCGTCCTGGAGTTCACCCAGGCCGCGATCCCCCTGGCGCAGGCGCTCACTGGCGAGTTCTCCGCCTGGGCCGCAGCCCTCGGCCAGGACATCACGGCGGGTCTCCAGTCAGGCAAGATTCAGGCGTTCCTGGCCCAGGCCAAGCAGGACTTCGACCTGCTCAAGGACATCATCCAGAACGTCGGTGGGGCGCTCAAGACGACCTTCTCCATCGGCACCGAGACCGGACGTGGCTTCCTCCAGGACCTCGCCTCGATCACCCAGAAGTGGGATGCGTGGACCAAGAGCGCCGAGGGGAACACGGCGATCCAGAAGTTCTTCGACTCCAGCGCGGCGGCCATGAACGCCTTTATGCCGGTGATCGGTGCCCTCGCCTCGGCCCTGGCTGGGATGTTCTCGAACCCTGCCGCGCAGGCCGGGTTCGCCTCGCTGTCCAAGGGGCTCGCGGACCTGCTGCCGGTCGTAGGCCAGTTGTTCCAGGCGTTCTCCAACCTGGGCATCATCCAGGTCATCGGTCAGATCATGTCGGCCCTGGCTCCGGCCCTGGCTCCGCTCATGCCGATCCTGACCCAACTGGCGACGACCATCGGCTTCGTGCTCCAGGGGGCGTTCGAGGCCCTGGCCCCGATCCTGCCTCCGCTGTCCGACGCGCTCCAGACCATTGCCCAGGCGGTGGTCCCGCTCGTTGCGGCCCTCGGTGGGGCGCTGGTCCCGGTGATCGGGGCGATCATCCAGGTCATCATCCCGTTGCTGCCGGTCATCGCTCAGATGGCTGCGGCCATCGGTGAGGTGCTGACCGCTGCGGTCCAGGCGCTCACCCCGCTGCTGATTGCCCTCTCCCCGGTGTTCCAGTTCCTGTTCTCCAACGTCGGCCCGATCATCCCAGTGCTGACCACCGTGGCGGCGATCATGACCAACGTCCTGGTGCCCGCCATTACGGCGGTCATCGGCTGGATCGGCACCGTGATCGGCTGGTTCATCAACTGGCGGACCAGCCTGGCAGCGATGGGCGCAGCGGCGACCGCCGTGTTCGCCACTATCACCTCGACCGTCTCCTCCTGGGCCTCCAGCGTCGGCCAGTTCGTGAGCAACGTCGTCGGCTTCTTCAACAACCTGGGTAGCCGGATCGCTGACGGAGTCCGGGGCGTCGGTGACGCCATCGCCAAGCCGTTCCTGTCGGCCTACGACCGGATCGAGGGGTTCGTCGGCAGCGTGGTCAGCCTGTTCGCTGGCTTCGGCAGCCGGGTCCTCGGGGCCGTGTCCAGCATGGGCGGGCAAATCCTGGAGAAGTTGCTGGGCGGTCTGCCTGGCCCGGTCCGCTCCGCCCTCGGCTTCGCCCGTGGTGGCGTCGTCCTCGGCCCGGTCACGGCCACCATCGGTGAGTCCGGCGCAGAGGCCATCGTCCCGCTGAATCGCCCTCTCTCCCAGGTCGATCCGTCCGTCCGCCTCCTCTCGGCCATTGCGCAGGGGAAGATGCCCGGCTTCGCCGCAGGTGGGCTGGTGACGGGCGGAGGTCGGCAGATCACCGTGGCCCCCGGTGCCATCGTGGTGAACACCCAGATCGAGAACCCGCGGCGTGTGGCCGAGGCAGTCCTGGACCGCATGATCCTGGCTCTGGTCTGAGGGTGACAAACATGTCACCCTCACGGCACAAGGAGGCTCCATGTACTACCTCGGCTGGATGAGCCTCGCGGGTGCCGAGGTCTGGAACATCGAGCGCACCCTGAACTACCTGCGGGCCAACGTCCCGAGCCTCGACGTGTCCGGCTGCGACGAGTGCGACACCCTGGCCGAGGCGCTCGGGGACGCGCCGTACAAGAACAACCCGGTGGACGACAACGCCCCGTGGGTCGCGGATGACGAGCCGGACCTGGGCGACTTCTACGGGTTCTACCCGATGAGCATGGAGGGGCTGTACGACTCGACGCTGACCGCGACCATCACCCAGATGAGCGGTGACGGCGGGTTCATCTCCACGCCCCGCCATGAGACCAAGGACATCCGGGTGACCGGCGTCCTGATCGCCCAGACCCGCATCGCGCTGGTCAAGGGGCGGGCCTGGTTCAACAACACTCTGGCGGGCTCGCGCTGCCTGAACAGCGGGCCGGGCTGCAACGGCGACGACATGTGCTTCTTCGCCTCCTGTCCGGCCGACCTGACGCAGGGCGACTACTACCTGCGCACCGTGCGCGACGTGGCCCTGATCGAGGGGCCGAACATCATCCAGCAGTACGGCCAACTCCCGTCCGGGGCCTGGATGGACCTGGTCGAGTTCAACATGACTGCGGCCACCCCGTTCATCTACGGCCCGATGGACTATCTCGGCTCGACCATCGGCACGACGACGGTCGAGCGCACCGCCAGCCTGACCATCGACACCACGCCACCGCGACTGCCCCAGTGTCCCTACACGCCACCCGCGACGATCACCGACCCGCTGGCTCCCTACATCCCCCCGCCACCCCGCCCGCCCAACGTGACCAACTCGCTCCAGCCGCCCGAGCCGTGGCTGTCCGGCTACTCCGTCTTCATCCCGGCTGAGCGTGTCCCTGAGGCGATTGACGCCGTCCTCATCATCACGCTGACCACGGGCGCGGACGCGGCGCGGTGGGTCCGGCTGCGGCTGTACGCCGCGCCGCTCGGCTTCGACCAGAAGGTCTCCGACCTGGACCCGTGTGGGTTCTGCGGCGACCTGACCATCACCTACATCCCGCCGAACTCGAAAATGGTCATCGACGGGATGAACCAGACCATCTACATCATGGACACCGCGGGCAACTCCTACCCGGCCTCGCACCTGGTGTTCTCCGGCACCGGCCAGCCCGCCCAATGGGCAGCGATCACCTGCGGCATGGACTACTGGATGACCGTGGAGTTCACGGGTGGTGAGCAGCCCGTCAACTGGTTCACCGTGGGCGCGACCAGCCCGAGTTCCTCGTTCACCACGAGCCTGGGTGCCTGGACCAACGGCGTCAATGACGGCTCGCCGCGAGCGGTCCTGACGCGCGACACCGCGCAGTACGCCTCGTCCACCGCCTCGATGAGGGTGAACTGGCCGCTCGGTTCGACGGACCGGCCGCAGGTGGTCCTGAACGGCCTGACGCCGGGGCGTGCCTACTCGCTGAGCATGTGGGTCAAGTCGCCCACCGCCCGTGTCAGCCTGGCGTTGGAGCAGGCCGGATCGGTGCAGGCAATCCCGGACCCGAACTGGCAGTTCGTCACCATCAACGTCGTCGCGGACGCGGCGAGCATGATCGCCTCGTTGAGCCGCGACACCGCTCAGGCGTCGGGCGACCTGTGGGTGGACGACCTTGGCCTGCGTGACGTGGAGACTGGCACCTACGCGGTCGTGGAACTCGAACTCACAACCGCTCGGAAGGAGTAACCGTGCTGGGCTGCGGCTTCAACACGGCTGCGATCTTCGACCGGGGTGCTGTCACTCGGCTGTTCCCCATCGACCGCACCACGTCCATCGCCTACGGGCGACTGCGTGACGGCATCTCCGATGCGCTCGTCCATATCCCCACCTCGGCGGACTGCTGTGCGGACCTGGCGAACGTCGAGCCGGTGCGCCACGTCCTGGTGATCTACCGGGACGGGCAGCGGGTCTGGGAGGGGCCGATCACCCGCATCTCCTACAGCAACGACGATGTCGAGATCGCCGCCAAGGACGTGATGTTCTGGCCGTACCGGACGATCATGCGCAACGAGTACAACAACGCCTACCCGAACATCGCCTTCGGCACCGACCGGATCGGGCACATCCTGCGCACCGAACTGGCCCGCAAAGAGGCGCTCGATCCGCCGATCAATGTGCTGCCCTATCTCCAGATTCACACCGAGGCGGACACCGCGCGGACCTCCCGCCACACGCTGCCCTACCAGAAGACGGTGTTCGAGGAGATTGACGACCTGGCCGCGAAGGCAGGCATCGACTACACGGTCGTCGGCCGGGCGATCCATGTCCACGACACCTCGTACCTGCTCGGCCAGACACCTCTGGCGACTGAGGCGGACTTCATCGGCGGCGTCATCGTGTCGGTCTACGGGATGGACCTGTGCACCTACTCCGCGGTCACGGACGGCGAGGGCCTGTGGGGCGCGGACGAGCGGGACCAGTTGTACTACGGCGAGATCGAGATGCTGGCGACCGCCTACGACGAGGAGAACGACACCACCGACCCGAGCGTGGCCGAACTGCGCAGCCAGGCCCAGCGCAACCTGTCGCAGCGGTTCCCGGTCCCCATCGAGGTGCGGGTGCCGGACAACAGCCAGATCAACCCGAACAGCGAGACGTTCTCGTTCGACATGCTGGTGCCCGGAGTGAAGGTCCCGCTGATGGCGACGGCTGGTTGTCGGCAACTGCGTCAGGACCAGAAGATCGACAAGGTGGACGTGCGTCAGGACGAGGCGGGAGAGGTGGTCACCATGACGTTGATCCCGTTCCCCGGAGCATCGGCAACGCCATGACCGCGTTCATGACGCCGACCACGATGCCGGAGTGGATGGGCCAGGTGAACCGTCGCCTGGCGGTCATCGAGCGGCACCGCCACGGTCCCGTCGTCGGGGGTGACAACTCTGTCACCGAGAGCAGCAAGTGGTTCAGGGCGGACGCGGCCCGAGTGGACACCCCGATCAACACGGACGGCAACTACGTCCTAGTGCCGCTGGCGACCGCTGACGACCCCTTCGGGATGCTCAACTCCAACTTCGGTTTCGTCGCACCCAGGAGCGGGCCGGTCCAGTTCTCGGCGGCCGTCTCAGTCAACTTCAACGGCCCCAACGCCGCCAACACCTACCCCATCCTCTGGGACGAGACGGACGGGACCGTCGTACTCCGGGGCACCCAGTTCTCCTCGCCCACTCCGACCTGGCCCAACGGGTGGGACCAGGTGACCGCCCTGTCCGGGATCGTGGACGTGGTCGAGGGCCACACCTACTACCTGTGGCAGTTCGTCTCCTCGGCGGGCAACGTCAAGTCGTTCCACTCGTGGCCCGAAAACACCTTCCTCTCCGGGGCCTACGTTGACGGCAGCAGTATGCCCGGCGCGCAGGGCGAGCCTGGCCCTCCCGGTCCGGCCGGGCAGGACGGCGGGCTGGACTCCGGGTGGCACTACGTCGGGACCACCGGGGAGCCTGCGCTGGGCGTGGGGATTGCGCAGTATTCGGCCGAGGCGACCGGCTGGGGTCCGGCCCGGTTCCGCCGCGACGCCGCTGGCTGCGTCCATCTGGACGGCCTGCTGAACAACACTGTGGGTGCGCCACCCTTCGTCCGGGTGTTCACCTTGCCAGCCGGGTTCCGCCCGGCGACCCGGCAGTTGTTCGCCATCCTGGCGAACCAGGGCGCGAGTGCACCGCCCACCCAGATCGAGGTGCTGCCCACCGGGGAGGTCAACCTCGTCTACGCCTCGGCGGCGGGAGGCAACTTCTTCTTCCTGTCGGCGGTCACCTTCATGGCCGAGGACGCCCTGACCGTCGCCTGGATTCCGGTGACGTTGCAGAACGGGTGGGTGGATTACGACACCGTGGCCGGAACGCCCGGCACGCACGGTGCACCGGCCTACTTCATCGACTCGGCCGGTGATGTTCACCTCCGCGGGATCATCAGCGGTGGCACGCTCACCGCGTTCACGTTGCCGGTTGGGGCGCATCAGACGGACTTCTCGTTCATGATGACGCTGGCGTGCGCCGGGTCGCCGTCGTCGCTGGCCCGGCTGGACGTGAAGCCTGACGGCAGGGTGGAACTGGCGGGCTACACCGCTGCCGGGAACAACCTCTGGATATCGCTGGCCGGTGCGGTCCTCCCCAACCCCACCGGAACCTGGGTCGGCACCATCGCGCTGACGAATGGGTGGACGCGCTACGACAACAACTGGCCGCCACCGCAATACACCGTCAACAAGTACGGAGTCGCCTCGCTGCGGGGGTTGGTCTCAAGCGGAACGACCAGCATCCCCACCAAGATCACGATGCAGGCCGCACCCGTGCAGAAGGGCCCGGCCTACCAGAGATCGCACCTGGTCGGGTCGCAGGGTCCCAGTGGGTTCAACGGTGCCGCTCGTCTGGACATCACGCAGACGACCTCTCTGGAGTTCGTCGGGTTCATCCTCGGCGCGGGCGGCGGCTGGATGTGGGTGGGTGGCCGCTGGTTCTTCGGGGATTGACGGTGTTCGAGCCGTTCCTCAATGACGAGGCCATCGGCGTGGGTATCGGCTTCTTCACGCTGGTCGTCCTGGTAATCGTGGTCGTCGTGGTCATGGTCAAGGCGGGCCGGAGGTGAGACCCTCAACCCAGTACGACGACCGCCCAGGGTGACAAACCTGTCACCCCAGGGATGGAGCCCCAGGCCGTGAGAACCGGCAGGAAGCAGGACCGTTATGGCCCGTTGCGGGTGCGCCTCAGGATCGTGCAGTTGTCTGGTCACCGGAGCGGGTGGGATCAGCGTCACCGGGGCGGGCTCCCAGGACAACCCGTTCGTCGTCCACGGCCCGGTCATGTCGGTCGGCAACAGCCCGACCGCGGACCTGGTGCTGACCGGCTCGGGCACCTCGGCTGACCCGTACCGGATCGTCTGCAACGTCCACATGGTGCTGGACCAACTGACCGACGTGGACGCGCCCTCGCCGGTCGCGGGCTACGTCCTGACCTACGTCACCTCGCCCTCCCCGGCCTGGAAGGCGGCGATCCCGCAGTCGGGTACTCCCGGCGCGGTGCTGCACGACATCACCCTCAAGGGCGACGGCACGGCGGGGTCGGTTCTGGGCGTGCTGCTCGACCCGGCAGGCGGGATCACCTCCGGTCCCAGCGGCCTCAAGGCCCCCACGGGCTGGACCATCTGCACGTCTGGTACCCGGCCCGGTGCGCCCGCGTCCTACGACCGGATCATCGAGACCGACACCCAGGCGTGGGGTTTCTGGATGCCGGGCTCGCCGGGCAAGTGGCGCATGTACGACACGAAGCCGCAGTTGTGGACGCCGCACCTGACCTCCGGCTATTTCCCCGGCGTGAGCCTCGGCTCGGGCGGTGCCGCCAAGGGCACCTACATGCGTCAGGGTGCGCAGACCGCGGTGAACTTCTCGTTCCACATTGGCGAGGGTGGCAACCTCGGCTACGGCGAGTTCCGGGTGGACAACCCGCCCGTACCCATCGGAGCGGCAGCGGCTATGGACTCCATGTACGGGTCCGGCTTCCTGCACGCCTCGGGTTGGGCGTACTGGCAGGCGCTGGTCGAGGCCAACTCCAGTTGCCAGTGCATCCGGTGGTGGACTGCCAACCCCGGCAACGCGAACGTCTGGCTGGCCCAGAGCAGCGACTCCTCCAACCGGCCTGGTACCGGTGTCCCGAACCGTCCTGGCACCTGGCCGTTCCAGGGCAACTCGGACCTCAAGGGTTCCGTCACCTACTTCAACGAGTAGCGCATGTTCGCTCACCGCTCGGTCATTGAGTTGATCGTCCTGGTCTTCACGCTCGTTGCCGGGCTCTTGCTGCTGGGGTTGGGCACCACCGTCGCCGTCGTGGAGATACGCGATCCGGCCGCGGACACGGGTGTCGCGGTCCAGGCGCTGGCCTCGGCCATCTCAGCGATCATCGGTGCGCTGCTCGGCCTGCTGGCCGGGAAGTCGGAGGCGTTGAACGGCAGCACGGGGCGGCACCGGGAGCCGGAGCCGGAGTGAAGCCCAGCACGATCCTGTACGTCCTGGCTGGCTGCGGACTGGCGTCGGGGCTCCTGGTCACTGGCGTCCTGGCTACTCAGCCCGTCTCCCAGGTCACCCCGCTCCCGTCGTCCACGAGCCCGCCTGCGGTCGTTCCCGGTCCACAGGGACCACAGGGACCGCAGGGCCCTGCGGGCCTTCCTGGGCGCGATGGAGCGGACGGGCTACCGGGCGCGGCCGGTGAGGACGGAGCGCCCGGACGCAACGGAACGAACGGTTCGAGCGGGTCACCGGGAGCGTTCGTCAGCGGCCCGCCCGGACCGCCTGGTCCAGCGAGTACGGTCCCTGGTCCCACGGGACCTGCTGGACCACCCGGACCTCCAGGGGCTTCGGGTCCGAGCGGGCCTACCGGACAGGCGGGTCCGTCCGGCCCGCCTGGTCCGGCAAGCACCGAGATGGCTTGCCCTCCCGGCTTCCTTGCGGAGTCTCTGACACTAAACGCCCCAGGCGGACAGGTCACCATGTTTGTCTGCCTGGCGCAGTAGTCCACCCAGCCGCCTACGCTGAGGGTGACAAACATGTCACCCACCACCTCAGAGGAGTAATCGTGGCGACCGAGAAGAACCTGACCAAGCGCAGCAAAGAGGAGCGTGACGAGGACCTCCGCGACCAGAAGGCGCTGGCCGAGCGCGAGCCGTGGTCCGGCCGCCTGGAGGACCTCAAGGACGCGGTCGATGACCGCCAGGACGCTGACACGAGCGAGGAGAAGTAGATGACCAGCCCAGTTCCCGGCGTCGGCATCTCGACCCCCTACGGCAAGCGCGGTTCGTACTGGTCGTGCCAGGAGGACAGCAACGGCAACGGCATCCACACGGGCGTTGACTACGCCTGCGGCAAGGGCACGCCCATCGCCGCCGCCATCGACGGTGAGATCAGGCACCGCAACTACGGCAGCGCGTTCGGCAACCACCAGTTCGCCATCTCGCCCGACCCCGGCCAGCCGTTCGGCAACGACGAGGTGTTCTACGCCCACACCACCGACCGCCCTGCGGACGGGACGCGCGTGACCCTCGGCCAGATCATCGCCCACGTCGGCGCGGAGGGCAACGTCTCCGGCCCGCACCTGCACTTCGAGTACCACCCCGGCACCAAGGGCGTGTGGAACTGCGGCGTCGTCGCGGACCCGGCCCCGGTCATCAACCACGGTGGCTCGTCCGGTGGCGGCGGTGGCGGCGGGGAGTACCCGAAGCCCACGTCCAACACGGTGCACCTGTCGAAACTCAAGTACGGCCAGGAAGACAGCGACTCCGTCTGGTACCTCCAGGACGCGCTCAACGCGCACCCGCTGAACGGTGGGTCCGACCTGCCGACGACCGGCAACTACTTCGACAAGACCGACCACGAGGTCATCCTGTGCCAGCAGCAGCACGGGTTCGGCAATGACGCACCCGGCACGTCCTATGTGGGACGCAAGCAGGCAGAGCACCTGTTCGCCGGGCGCGGCATCACCATCAAGGACTAGCCGGTAGCAACCGATTCCGGTGGGCGGACCTCCATGTTCGTCCACCGGAAGTCGGAGACGGTGTCGTCGTCACGCAGGCCCTCATGGACGAAGGTCTCGATCATCGCCATGAAGTCCTGCATGGCGTCGGCCTCGTGCGCCCCCTGGACCCAGGCCCCGACGCCGAAGGTGACCGTGCCGGTGACGTAGTAGTTGTTGCTCATTGCTTCTCCCGCTCGCTTGACCAGTTGGATGTATCGCTTGTCGTGCCGACAACTGCGGCACAGGTGCAGGCCGGTGTTCCGGCCGGTCTGGATGCGGCGTCCGCACCGGTCACAGGGACCGTGTCCGGACAGGTAGGTGGGGACCTCCGTACCCACACGGGTTGCCAGCACTCTCTCGGTCATCGTTTCCTCTCCGTGGTGGGGGTGACAAACCTGTCACCCATGAGGGCAGGTCGGGTCTCCGGCTGCCCTTCCTGGGGCCTGGCAGATGGCGGTGCCGCTGGACGGGCAGACCATCTTGGCCTTGCTCATCGTGGTGCGGTCGTGAATCTTCCAGACGTAGTGCTTCCCCGAGCGCACCAGCCCGATCTTCCGGGTGGAGTGGCAGGTCGGGCAGGTGGCCCAGTCCACCGTGGGCAGCGCCCGCTGACGCCCGCCCTCGCCCTTGCGCCGGTTCGGGGCTTCGACCTCCATCATGGGCTGAATCTCCCAGCCCTCACCCCGGACCTGCCGTTCCTTCATAGCGGGTCGTCGTCCTCGCATGGTGGGTCGAGGACGACCGGCGTGTGGAAGTGCAGCGCCCGCGTCTCGAACAGACCCTCAAGCCGAGGGTCGTCCAGCATGATCCGGCGCGCGTAGTAGGACCGGTAGTTGTTGTTCAACTTGAACTCGTCGCCACCTGTTCGCAGCGCGTGGTTCCACCGCAGCACCTCGAACATCATGCCGATGCCGACACGGCGGATGCCCCGGTCCTTGGCCTGCCACGCCATGCTGACCAGGGCGTGGTAGACGTGCGGGTTCGCGGCGTGGAACGCCTCGAACGCCTCCTCGATGGTCAGGCCCGGTGGTGGTCCGACGTGCTGGGTGGGCTGGTCAACGGTGGGGTAGTCGGCGTAGGTCGTCATGAGCGGCGGCTGCGACTGTCCCGTTGCACCTTGACGGTGGTGTGGGCAGGCAGCGCGTCGAAGCGCAGGCGCGGGCTCGCCTTCTCCGGGTACGGGTCGATGCCCTCCCAGACGAACAGGCCGTCCTCGTCCTGGCCGGTGTAGATCAGCGACAGGTGCGCGCTGGTCCCGTCCTTGTACTCGATCCAGACGTTCTCCGGCCGAGCGATCAGGTCCTCGCCGTCCATTACCAGGGGCTCCTGTCGTTGTAGCGGTCGAACAGGTAGGCGACTGCGCGAGAGCGGGCCTTGGGGTCCATGTCCTCCAGCAGGTCCACGAGGTTGCGCAGGACGTGGAGTTCCTCCTGCACGGTGGTCGGCTCGTCATCCATCCGATGCTTCCCCTGCTCCTGCTGGCTCTCCTGTACCGGGTCCATCTTGTTTCCTCTCCCGTGGTGGTTTTCGGCTCTTGATCGGGGTGATGTTGAGCCGCTGGTATTCCTTGCGACGGAACGACTCGATGGTCTGCTCAGGGACGTTGACCCACCGGACAGAGTGTTCCCCGGTCGAGCCGTTGACGCCAGAGAGAACGGCAGCCGCGCTCTCCCTGTCCCTCTTGGCCTGCCTCTCCCGCCCTGCGGCGTCCAGGTAGGTCTTGACGGCGAGCACCTGCTCCTCGTCGTCAATGAGGCCGGTGACATCTGTGTCACCCCCACGGCAGGCGGTGACGTAGGGGCAGGCGGCGTAGCAGAACTCGCGCGGCTTGTCCCGGCTGGTCTCCTCACCGTGGGCCAGCGCGTAGATCACGTCGTCAACCCAGTCCACGATCTCGTCCAGCGCCTTGGCGTCGTACTGCCACACCTCGACGTGCGGCTTGGTCTCTTTGCCGGAGCGGTCGATGTAGACCAGGGCGCACAGGGCGTCCGGTGGCAGCCTGCCCATGAGGATGAGCGCGGCGGTGTAGAGGATGACCTGCCAGCGGTGCTGCGCCCTGGCTCCCTTGCGAACCACCCCGAGCCCGTCCACCGTCTTGAAGTCCACACACATGTTGCTGCTCACCAGGTCGGGGTGGCCGCGCAGGGTGACCCCGTTGGGAAGTTCGATTCGCACCTCCAACTGCGTATCAACCTGCTCCAAGGCCCAGTGTTTGGAGAGGGCACCCTCGGCGTAGTTGCCCACGGCGTGGCCGACGAACGAGGCCAGCGCGTAGGCGTTCGGGTGGTCGGTGAACGGGTCGTTGAGGATCATGCGGCGGACGTACTCGCGGCACCCTCCGATGTCGGAGACCCCGAGGACGTGGCTGCTCGACTGCTTGGACCGCTCGGACTGGTCACCGAAGTCGATGATCGACTGCTCCACCTGGTCGGCCAGCCAGAGCGCCGTCTGTTCGGCGCGCAGGTTCATGGCGGGGGGTGGGTCCGGGAAGCCCGCCTCCTGCCACTCGGTGACCTGAGTGGCGTACTCCTCACTCATCGCTGCCCGCCTGGTTCTGCATCGTCTCGGCCATGAACACGGCCAGCAGGCGGAGCGCCTGCCACTCCGTAAACCCTTGGGCGACAAGGGTCTTGAACAACTCGTGTATCTGGCCCGCAGCCTCGGCCAGCGGGGTGAAGCCCGTGTCTCCGTCTTGCGGGCTCACGACTCAATCGCCTCGGCCACGACCGGCTCGCCGTCGTTGGGCATGGTTGCGCGGGCCACCATGTCCTGGACCTCCTGGCTCATCGGCTGACGCTCGGGGCGCGGGTGCCACTGGTCCGGGTCCACCGTGAACCGCACCTGGTCCCTGGTCGCACCCTGGGCGTAGAGGGACAGGCCGAACTGGGTGCCGAGGTTGGCGGCGCACCGCTTCATCGCGTCGGAGGCGGCGGTCTTGACGGCGAAGTCCATCGTGTCCCCGAGGACCGGGCCGACCTGGGTCGCCGCGGCCACGTCCGAGTAGACGGCACCCGTGGTGTGGATGGTCAGCCGGGCCTGGGCCAGCGCGGTGACGACGTAGTTGCCGGTGCCGTCCGGGTTGCGCCGGGACACGTCCATGACCTCGACGCGGGTGGTCTCGATGTCGAACTGCGCGAAGCCGAACACCCGGATGAGGGTGGCCCGCACGTCGTGGGCCTCCAGGTAGGACAGGGTCGATCCGCCCTGCTGCCGCTTGATGACACGGGCGGGGTGCAGGTCCGCGAGCAGCAGGTCAACCTGCTCGGTGGTCAGGCCGGGGGATGGGGGTCGAACTCGTTGCGCCATGTAGCCATTCCTCTCATAGGGGGGTGACATATCTGTCACCCCGGCAAGGTGGTGGTGGTCGCCTGCGCGTACATCCATCCTAGTGCGTTACGGGTGTGTGCGCAATGGTCAATGTTGGGTGCCATTAAGTGCGTGGGCTTGCCCCTTGCAGTCGAATCCCCACCACCCATCGAAGCCGTGAAGGGCGCGGTCCCACGGTTCCTTGCAGGCGCGGGACACGATCAGCCCCGCCTCCTCGGCGCGGGTCGGGTGCAGGTGCACCCAGCGGTGGCAGGTGGCGCACAGCAGGACGCCGTTGCACGGACAGTGGGTGTGGTCGTCAACTACCGAGCGTCCGCGGCGGTGGTGCCACTCAGCGCCCGGCATCATGCACCGGAAGCAGAGTCCCCGCTGGCGGCGGTGCACCAGCCAGCGGGCCTCTTTCGGAATCTTGCTCATCGCACGCGGTACTGCTCGACGCTGTCATCCCAGTAGCCGTCGTGTCCGGCCTCGGCGCACGGGCAGCGCACCTTGAGGCCCTTCTCCTCGACTACTCCCGTGCAGTTCTCGCAGTCGAGGGTCCAGCAGGAGGGGCAAGGAACCGCTGTACGGGCCGCTGAGCGACTCGCCCCCTCGGGGGTCATCTCGATACCTGCCAGCCCTGGCGGTCCAGCCAGGCGTCGCACGCGCCCCGGAGCAGGGCGATCCGGGACTCGGTGGAGGTGATGTTGTCGTCCGCGAACCCGGTCAGGACCGCCTCGACCCGCGCGTCCCCTCGGGGTGACAAGAATGTCACCGGGGACATCGGCTCCTCCGGCTCCGGCTCCGGCTCGGGCGTCGGCGTCCAGATGGCGGTGGGTTCTACGGGGTCATAAGTGCGTCGGGCGGGCCGATCCCTCCCGTCCTGGCCGACCAACCTGTCGGGGACAACTGCGGCATTTGCCGCAGTTGCCTCGGCCACGTCGCGCCGCACCGTCCGCTCGTTGCTGCGGGTGATGGTTGCCGCCGCCCTCATGCTGATCCCGTCCGCGACCAACTGCATGACGATGTCCTTGCGGACCTGTGTCGGCAGTTGGAAGGGCAGGCGCTCCCGGCTCAACTCCTCCAGGCTGTCGTACCCCAGGGCCACCCAGCCCCGGCGCTTGACGAACTCGGTGGCGAGGTGGGTCAGGCGCAGCACGCGGGTCTCGATGATCCCGTACAGCCCGGTCATCTCGGTGACCGCCATCTCGGCTTCCTCGGGCGTCATCATCGTGACCGGCTGGCGGTACGGGCCGGGTGTCCCCTCGTGGGTGCGCGCCGAACACCCGAGCATCTGCAACTCCGCGACGAGGTCCGCCGCGTTCCCGGTGAAGGTGCACCATCTGCGCTCGGCGTGTCCGTCCCACTCCAGGGTCACCGCGTGCAGCCCCGCCTGCGCCTCGCGCGGTAGCCCGCGGACATAGCCCGCGTCGTAGACGTGGACGTTGGTCAACTCGTGGAACTCCATCGTTCTCCCTCTCCGGTGGTGCTGCGTAGGACCTGCCCTTGAGGAACCGGGGTCCAGGGCTCCTCCTCCTCTTTGCCGCTTTTCGTCGTGCCTTGCCGCTCCCGTATCTGTTCGAGACGCTTGTTGATCTTGCGCTGGGCTTCGTTCATCCGTTCCATTCGCGCGGCCCGTGTTGCATCCGGCCACTGTGCCGCAGCGTGGACGATCCGTACAGCCTCACCGAACCGCTCGTTCCATTCGGCATCTCGCAGGTCGCCACCCTCAGCGCGACCCTGTTCGAGCCCGTGTAGGTAGCCCCAGGAGTAGCCGTCCATCCACTCGTCAGGCATGGTGTCCTCGTTTTGGGCAGAGTTGATCCGATGGGGGTCGGGCGCGTCGGGCTCCGGGGCACGTCCTCACGATTGCGGGGTAAGCGCAGAGCCCTTCTCCTGCTCGGGCCGCTCATCCCGGCCTGCACTCTTTGTGCCACGGGATGGCGGAGCGGTAGACGATGCGGTCCTCGTCGGTGATGAGGTGATCGCACCCAGGGCAGGTCGCGCCGACAGCCGGGTCCACGAGGTAGCGCCGGTACTGCTGCTTCGCCACGGTGACGTGTGCGCGCTTGCACAGGGGGTGGAACTTGGTCCGTGACCGGTCCTGGACGTAGTGCGTGCCCCTGGGGATGGGTTGCTTGCACCCTCCGCAGACCAGGCCGTCCTGTAGGGCCTGGTGCTGCTTGGCCCGCCAGGTGGGTCGCGCTGTGTTGGTCATCCGGTGTGTCCCCTTTACGTCTGTCGAGAGCACGCCGGGGTTGCTACGCTGGTGCGTAAGCAACCGGTTCCGAGCCTGTGTCCTCGTTGAGCCGGTGGACCCCTGGAGACCGTGCTTGCGGTCCGGGGGTCCTGCTTGTCCCCCAACCCTGGCCCTGCCCAGGGACGTGCGCAAGGGGTTCAGCAATAGTGTTTGCGGTGGCTCCTGGGTGTGGATGGTGCCCATGATAGTGGCCTGGGTGTGGGCAAAAAAATAGCCCTGAACCCGTTGGGGTTCAGGGCTGAACGGTTCTGGCTTCTATGATTCGGACTCGGGTCGTGTGGAGTTTCCTCTCCTCCCTGCCCAGGGGCTCTAGGGGCGTGGTGGCTCCGAAGATGAGCGCCAGACAGGGCCGTCTCCGTGAGGAGGCGGCCCTGTCGTCGGGGTGACAAACTTGTCACCCGTTGTGGACGGCACCGGCCCTGGTCAGGGGGATTGCAGGACCGGTGCCGCCACGACCTCAGCCCTCCCAGGGGACTCCGACCGTCATAGCGGGTGTCCTGACGATTACCGGAATCCGGGCGACCTTGGCCCGTCTCATGCAGTCAATAGTCCCCCTGCTCCCCGTCATCGGGAAGGCCAGGCAGACATCGGCTCCAGTCTTGACCATCACCGCGTTGCGGATGGGACCGGCCGCTCGGCCGTGAGTGTCCCAGTCCGCGGGGTACTGCTCGATGATCCAGCCCAGGTCCTCGGCCACCTGCTCAGCCAGGTAGTCCGCCCCGTAGAACACCTGGGCCATGCGGTCCCAACTGCGCTGCGCGCCGCTGACCAGGATCATCTCCTGCGGAGCGGTGGTGCCCATCACCCTGACCATCTCCGCCTTGATCGCGTCCCGGTCCACCCAGTTGCGGGAGCCCGTGACCAGGACCCTCACTCGACTCCCACCGCCTTCTCGTAGGACGCCTTCCAGCGCGCGGCCCTGTCCTCCGCCTGCTCGACGCGGACATACAACTGGTAGTTCGCGTCGAGCAGGCTGGAGCAGTTCAGGCAGGTCGTGTCCCAGGTGATGGCCTGGCGGTACTCGGCCACCTCGGCACGGAGACGACGGAGTTCGTCGTACTCCTCCCAGGTCACGTCAGGTGTCACGTCGCCATCCAGACCACGCACCCCTCGTGCGCCGGGTCGGCCTCGACGGTCAGGCCCTCGGCGGGCTTGCCCGAGTCGATGAGCACCACCTCGTCGCCCGCCTCGAACGGTTCGAGACAGACCACGCAGTCCCGCCCCACGAGGGGGTGGTCCGGCGCAAGCGGAGCGAACCGTCCGGGCTCGCTGAGCGGATCACCCTTCGCCATCGCGCACCTTGCCGATCATCCGCATCCCGCCCTGGCCCTGGAGGTTGCCGATCCGGTAGACCGCGGTCACCCAGAACTCGGCGTCCGCGCTCGGCCACCCGGCCACCTCCTCCTCAGGTGTCGCTGGCGCAGGCATCGTGTACTCGATGCTGCCCTCGTAGGAGTCGCCCTCCAGGACGTGCTCGCGGATATCGGCCAGCAGGAACCCGAGGGTTTCCTTGGTCATGCCGACCGGGATGAGGTTGTGGCCGGGGGTGACAACCTTGTCACTCACTCGTCGTCCTCCTCGCCCATGCAGCCGTCCGAGCAGGCCCGCCCGTGGTCCATGTGGCTCTGGTGCACGGCCTCATACACGTCCTCGCCGTTGACCAGCGCCTTGGTCCCCGCGCGCAGGTCCTCGACCTGGTTCTGCGGCGCGAACAGGGCGTCCGCTCCGGCGTCGTCCAGGCCGACCCGCTGCATGGCGTAGATCGACACCGGCATGTCGTTCCCGCACTCGCAGTACCGCTGCTCGGGAGGGCAGATGCAGTAGACCGGGTGCGCCACCCGGTCTCCCTTGATGAGCGGCTGCGTCCCGGAGATGACCAGGTCGGTGCGCGCTGCCCACTTGGCGTGGTCGAGCGTGGCGATCCAGCCCGCGTGACAGAACGCGGTGCCGCACGCCTCGTCCAGCGGGTCCTCGAAGTCCTCGATGCGGTGGCGGTCGTCCCGGTCGTCACGCCAGGACTCCTGGTTGTGGCGGCTCGGGTACATCTCGATGACCGACAGCGCGGTGACCGCGAGGTCGTGGTCAATGCTGAGGTTCATGCTGTTCCTCTCTTTCCGGTGGGGGAATCCTGTGGTGAATCGTCCTCCGCGTTGACCATTGCGCCGACCAGGAAGTCAACGAGGATCGTGCGGAACGTGAAGGCGCTGAGGCCCTGGTTCTCGACCAGGGCCATGACCTCCCGGACGTGCTGGTTGGCGTACCAGGTGAAGAAGGTCAGGTCCTTCTTCGTGAACCGCTGCTCGTAGTCGTACTCGGGATCACCGCTCATCCTGAATCCTCTTTCTCGCTTTCTCGGCCGCGTCTGCGGCCTCCTCGATGGCGGCGCGTTTGGTCTCAATGACGAGGACGCGGATGCCTTTGTAGGCGTACACCAACACGGGCACCGGCCAGATCGGCGTGCAGGCGAACATCGCCATCGAGCCGAGGAAGCCACCCCGGTCCGCGATGGCCTTCTCCTCGGCGTAGCCCCTCTCTCGGTGCTCGCGCCAGTCAGCCAGGGCGATGAGCGCGCTGACTCCCCAGACCAGTCCCCAGATGCCAGCGCAGGTGACGTAGATGCCGATGACCCAGTTCACCTGCGCCCCCGTCCGGTGATGATCGCCCGACCCAGGGCGATGAGAACGATGACGACCGCCAGAATGGGGATGGCCCAGCCCCAGTTCATCGGTTCGTCCTCTCCTGGGTTGAGGCGATGCCGATGAGGGCACACTTGCTCGCCAGGTCCAGGAAGTTGGCGAACCCCTCCAGGTCGCCGTTGCGCCAGGCCACCATCGCCTCCCGGTACAGCGCCCTCGTGGCCTCGTAGGGGGTCGTGGCAGGCCCCATCTCCTCGGTGTCCATCAGAGGTAGTCCTTCGGGTCGGTGATCGGGAACTCGGCTACGGCGTGGGCCAGGCTGGGCAGGAACGGCACGCTCCCCCACCGCTCGCTCAGCCGTCCGAAGATGCTGGCTGGGTACGCCGCCCCTGGCGGGCCGGTCAGCGCGAGCACCTTCGCCTTGGATGCCCGGAATCCGCCCGGTCCGATGACCGTCCGGCCATACGCCTCGATCACCCCGACGACGACGTACTCGGGGCTGTTGCGGGTGGGGATGTGGCCGGGCCGGAACACCCCGTAGAACCCGCAGGTGCACCGGGCGTCGAACGTGTGCCCGTTGGTGCGCAGGGCGATTGCGTCCCGGCAGGTCACGCAGTCGGGCGAGCACGGCCACTGGTCCATCGGGCCGCTGAGCCCGCTGGCGAGGCAGACGCTCTCGTTCTCACCCGGCCGCCACGGTGGGGCCGCCTTCTGTGCATACGCCAGGAGTTCACCGAAGTCGTCCAGTCGCCAGGCCCGCAGGCCGATCACCGACCCGGCGACGAGGGGCACCTCGACGTTGGGCGGTGGCGTCGGCATCGGCGGCATCACCGTCCCTGCCGTCCACTGGATCGTCCCTGGCAGCACCACCTTGATGGGTCGGTTCGAGCAGTCCATCTTGTGTCCACCGTCAACCATGCACTCGGGGCAGATCGTCATGCGGGCACCTCCTCGGGTACCGGCACCTGCTCCGGCTCCGGAGCCTCAACTGGAGCCTCGATGGGCTCGAACTCGATCTCTCGCTGGGGCTCTCCAATAACACCCATGATTGGGTTCCTCTCTCTGTGGTGGTGGGGGTCTGCCGGGGGTGACACCTTTGTCACCCCCGGCAGAGGTCTTACGGGTTGGCGGAGTCGAGCGCCGGGTCCGCTCCGATGGCGAACAACTGGCGCAGTTCCGGGTGAGCGGCGAGCAGGCGCTCGATCTCCGCCTTCGCCTTCTGCGTCTCGTTCGGCTTCGGCGTCCACTCGATACCGATGGCGGCGTAGCCGTCCACGAGGTAGCCGTCGAACTCCTCCCGGTACTTGTCACGGAGCCGGGCCACGGCCTGCGTGTAGACGGCACTCCGTTCCTTGCTCGACACCTGCTGCGTCGTCGTGCCCTCGTCCGGGGGCGTCTCGTCCTGGGGCGATGGGGCGTCCTGCGTTGCGGCCTCGGTGGTCACGCTGTCATCCTCTCTGTGGTTGTGGATGGGGTGTGGGTGACAACCTTGTCACCCTCAAAACGGCGGTTCGTCATACGAGGGCATCGCCTGACCGGCCCACTGTGGCTGCGCCTGCTGGCCCTGTGGGGGCGCAGCGGGCGGGGCCTGAGCCGGAGGACCGTAGGCCGGTCCCGGCCCGGCAGCGGGCTGTTGAGCGGGGGCGACAGGCTGCTGCGGAGGAGGCTGAGGCATGGTCGCCCACGGGTCCTCGCTCGCAGCGGGAGGCGTCTGGGTCCGGGACGCCCGCGCCGCGACACTCACGGCGTTCCATTGCAGCGACGGTCCGATGGTCTCGACCGTCACCCCGTAGGTGGTCACCTCGGCGTTGTCCTTGTTGGTGTACTTCCGCATCGCCAACTTGCCGTTGATGAGCACCAGGTCTCCCTTGTGGAGGGAATCGGCCACATGCTCCGCGGTCTCCCGCCAAGCAGAGCAGTCCAGGAAGGTGGTCTCCCCGTCCTCCCACTCACCCGTGGTCTGGTTCTTCCTGCGGTCATTGCAGGCCACGCCGAACGACGCGACCGCCACACCGCTGGGAAGGAACTTCAACTCCGGGTTGCGAGTGAGCCGTCCCTCTACCTGAATCTTCGGTAGCACTACGTTTCCTCTCCTACTGCCTCGGCCGCCTCTGCGGCGGCTGCCTCCTCGGCTTCGACTTCCTCCCAGGTGCGAGCCCTGATCCAGATGTCAGCCTTGATCCCCGTGGTGTTGCGGGTGATGAGGTCAAAACACCACTTGTCTGATATCAACGCGGTGATCTTGCCCCGGACGTGCGCGTTGGGAAGGGACCGTGGGGCTTGCTCGAACACAAGCACCCACTCCCCTGGATGGCGCTTGGCTTCCGTGATGCCAGGACCCCAGTCTCGGGCGTTCTGGCGTGGCGGAATCTCGCGCCGACGTGTCGGCACGGCTCTCCTCTCGGTTGTGCTCATGGTGTTCATTTATACTACAGGAAGTGCGCCCTGAGTGTACGGATGCGGCTGCGCCACAACTGGTTCAGCAGAGGCATGTCGCCAGGGTGGGCAGCGTCGAAGCCGTGAGCCTCGATCCACTCCTCGCCCTCGCTGGTCGTGGCCCACCCGTGCTCCTGGAACGCGAGCCACTCGATGGCCTCGTTGAACCCGTCGCAGTCCGTGACCACCTGCACCACGACACAGGCGTCGATGTTGTCGATGTCCAGACGCTTGAGATGCACCCGCTTCGGCCAATGCTTGTCGAACTCCGTGAGGACCGAGGCTCCCTTGGCAACGCGGTCCATGTATTCGACTGCCTGCACCATTCAGATATCCCTTCCGTGAGCCCGTGCCAGGACCTGCACAAGCCCGTTGACGTAGCCAACCCACCCGTCCGCACTCCGCGGCGGGACCTTCTCCAGCCCGATCAGATCGGGCTCATCGAAACCTTCTCCGCTATCGACCATCCCCTCTCCTAGAACCAGCACCGCTCCGTAGATGGGTCCGCCATACAGGAGGCTGGCCCCGACGTTGATCGACTTGACCCCGCGGACCGCGCCCTCCTCGTCCACGATCAGGACCGGCGAGCCCGCCCGAATGTCACGAGGGCCGAACCCGTGAGGGCGGACCACCTCGATGTACTGCGACTCGATGGCATTGGCAAGAGAGCGCCAGTCCTCCTCGACCTCAACCTCCGTCGCCTCACCGATCACTGGCATCAGAACTGCCTTCATGGTGCTTCCTCTCCTGGTGGTATGAAGATTCCGTCTGCTATCGCCTGGACCGCCAACTTGTGGCCGTCCTGCGCGGCCTGCTCGGTGGCGTACCGAGCCCAGATGGAGATGAGTCTGCGAGGCGACTCGAAGATCGCCGTCTCGAAGATGATCGGTGGGCCGTACCCCGGTAGGCCGGAGAGGTTCTGCGGGAGGCCAAGCCAGATTGTGCTGACCCACATCTGCCCGGTCGGGCCGGGCACCTCGTCCTGCGCGACCACCTGGTACTCGGGGTCCTCCAGCAACTTGGCCCATGTCAGTACGTCGGGCAGGGGCTGGCCCTGCTTGTCGAAGAACAGCGAGGGTGACATGTTTGTCACTCCTCGACTTCGCTGACGAGTTCCTTGAAGGTGCGCAGGTTACTGCGCGCCCTGGCCGCGTCGGCAGTCGCAACCTCCGCGCTCACGAGCGCCTCGTCCCGCTCGCTGGTCAGCGAAACCACCTGCTGCGTCAGGGCGTTCACCTCCTGGCGCATCTGGTCGAACTGCCCACGGTCCAGCAGCATGGCGATGCGCGCCAGAATCTCGGTGTCGGTCAGCGGTTCCGCAGGCTGGCGCTCCGGCCGGGCCTCCATGATCCGCTCCTCGATCTGGGTCGCCAGTTCCTCACGCGAGAGCAGGTGCCAGTTCTCGATGGTGTCCAGCGCGGACAGCACCTCGGTCCGCAACTTCCGGCTGCGGCGGTGCGGGTGCCCACTGGGGTAGTGGTACTCCGGGGCCGGGTACTCGGTGGTGATGTGGGTCTCGACGGTCTGCGTGCGCTCGCGGTCCTTGTGCGCCGCGCCGATGTGCTGCGCGACCGGCCGACCCTTCTCGCGGGTGAACTCGTGGCAGATGTTGCACTCGTACTCGACGGTGCCGTCCGCGTAGGTGACCTCATCCACGAACTCGTGCGAGTAGACCCGGCCGACACCCTCGCCCTGCCCAGCCCCTTTCTTGGCGAGCCAGGGGACGCGCGTCACCTCGGTCACCCGCGCCTTGCGGTCCGCCGCCTGCTTCGCGGTGGCGGCGTGCGCCTTGGCCTGGGTGGCAGCGACCTCCTCCGGGTCACCGTGCATCATCCGGTTGTGACCGCCGACCCCCGCCCTGGTCTCGACGCGAGGGTAGGGCGGCTCGTGGTCACGGCACTCGAAGTAGGTGCCATCGGAGGTGGCGATGGCCCACCACTCACCCTTGAGTTTCTCGCCCTTCGCGCCGTGCTCGACACGAACCTCAGAGACGAGGTTGTTGACCGCGGCCTGGATGATCGACGCAACCAGGTCCTCGGCTTCCTCCTCGCGCCGCTGCTCGATGCGCTCATCGACCCTTCGCCCGACCATGCCGAGTTCGAGTGCGAGTTCTGCGAGTTCATCGTCCTTCGACAGGTCGCCCTCAATGCCCATGAATAGGGCGTCCGTTCGTTCCTGCCCGCTGTGCCGGAGCACCTGCGTCAGCATCGCCCGTGCCCGGTTGGCGTTGACCGAGGTGGTGACCGGGATCAGGATTTCCTTGTCGTCTATGGGTCCTCGCGCCTTGATCGCCCGATGCTGGTGGCTCGCCCAGGTCAGGGACCAGCCGAGCATCTCGGCTATCTTCGCGGTGCGTGAGGCGGACGGGGAGCGGAAGCGAACCTCTTGCTGAGTTACGCGGGGTGCCATGATGGCGGGTCCTCTCGTGGTGGGTTTGGTGTGTTCCATTGTACTACCGGTGTGGGTGACAGGTTTGTCACCCACACCGGCTGAGGGGTGAAACACCAGTAGCCCGACCCCCCTGACGGGGCCGGGCTACTGGTGGTACCTCAGAGGGCCTTCTCGACCCGCTTGAGGCGCTTGTTCATCTTCTTGAGGGTCGCCAGGATCGCCGCGTTGATGGCGTTCTGGTCGCCCTCGGGCACGTCCTCCTCGTCCTCCGGCTCCGGCTGGACGAGCCCGGCGTAGACCAGGGCTTCCTCGACCATCGCGGAGGGGAGGCCCTGGCCCGCGGCGAACGTCCGCAGGCGGTCCGCGATCTCGGTCAGGGTGCCCTCCTCGACCTCGGCGGTGTCCGGGGCCGAGTCCTGCGGGGTGCCCTGCGTCGGGGCCTGAGCAGCCGCGACGACCCGGTCGATGAGGTTCGAGAAGTCGCGGGGGCTACCGCCCAGGTTGCGGACGATCCGCTCGCAGGTCTCCCGCGGGTTCGGGCTCTGCGCGATGGAGCGCAGGTCGTCGTCGCTGACCCGGTACGAGTACCCGGACGACGCGATGATGTCGCGCAGGACGGCGGTGCTGGTGCTGCTGGTGTTGCTGCTCATAGTGAGCGGTCCTCTCATTGATGGGAACTTCGCGTCGTGGTGATGCGAAGCGGAGACTGCTCGGCAACCAGGGGGATTCCTGGCTCGGGGTAGCCGAGCAGTCACCGGCTCGCACCGCTCTCGGTGGGGGACACCCGCCCCCCGGTTGCAGGGGCTTGGGGGGCGGGTGCCTTCTCTCCCACCAGGAGAGGTCTAGAAGGGCTCGTCGTCCGCGACGGGAGCCGGTGGTGTGGGTGACAGGTTTGTCACCCTCTCGACGTACTGCCGCTGGACGAGCCAGCCGGGCATACCGGTGACGTTGGTGCACTCGTACATCAGCGTGCGCCCGCTCTGGGTCTCGGCGGTGACGGTGAAGGTCTCACCCACCGCTAGCCCGCTGTGACTGTGGACCACCTGCACTCGGTCCCCGACCCGGATGTTGACCCGCACGCAGTTCGCTTGACGGATGACGTAGTGGGCGAACCGGGTGTGTTCGTCCGAGCGGCCGACCAGGCGACCGTCAGTACGGACGCTCTCCACCGTGAACTCCCAGCCCACCTGCATCTCGTGGCCGGAGCGGGTGATCCGCACCGTGTCCCCCGGCAGGAACGCCTCCAGGGAGTGGTCGGTCAGCGGGACCGGGAACGGGGTCGCGTCCGGGAACGCCTCCTCCCAGGTGGCGACGGCGCTGAGCGCGGTCTGGTGACGGCAGCCGTTACCAGACCGGGACTCCGTGGTGAACGCCATGCGGAGACCGAGAATCTCGGTCCGCCACCCCGCACCGAGGCGAGCCGTGTTCTCCCACTGAGCCTGCACCGCCTCGATGGGCGGGCACTCCGACTCACAGGTGCACTCGTCCACGCTGCGGAAGGGCAGCGTCTCGGTTGGCATCTGGATCATCCTGATCCGGTCCGCCACGATCCGCTGCGGCACCCGGCCGAACGTCTGGTACACGTCGGTACCCATGACCGCACCCACCGAGGTTGCTGGGGTGGTGCCGTCGTAGATGTGCCGGGCGTGTATCGCCACCCAGCGGTGCATCGGCACCGGCCTGCGCTCCAGTCCGTTCCGGGCGAGCATGTCGTCCAGTCGGGAGTCGAGCCCGTGGGCGGTGCCCTGGCTGTGGGCGACTCGGGTGATGAGCGCCCGCTGCTGGGAGTCCATGCGGCGCAGGACCTCCAGGTCGGTGACCGCCTTGGACTCCCGATCCTTGACCACCTCCAGCGCCCGCACCGCGTAGGTCACGCCGGTCGCCGGGTTGCCGCCCCTGCGGCAGTCCTCGGGCTTCCAGACCTCGGTGCCCTTGGCCGAGAGGACGGTGTACTTGCCGTCGCTGACCTCCAGGATCACTCCGACTCGACGGCTCCTGGTGACGAGGTCACCGGGGGTGACAAGCCTGTCACCCACCGTTGCTGTCCTACTCACTTCTCCTCCTGCGGGATATGGGTCGTGGCCGAGCAGCCGTTCACGACACTGATGTCAGCCAGTTGCACGTCCTGGCCGTAGTTGCGCTTCGCGTAGGCGATGAACGCCTCGCGTCCGGCCGGGCAGATGCACCCGGCCTTGAAGGACTTTTTGTCCAGCGGGTCCCAGTCCGGGGGGACGATGTCCTTCCGGGTGACCGTCAGGTTCCAGGTGTGGTTGGCGGTGGTGACCCGCTGGTCCTCGGACAGCCCGGCGTACATGGCCTCGGCCATCGCCTCGCTCACCCCCATCTTGCGGATGATGTTGCTGACCGTGAACGGGGTGATGACGCTGCCCCGCACCTGCACCTCCCGGTTGGCGGGGCGTCCGGGGATGCCCGCCTCACGGGCGCACGTCTCCCAGGTGGGACAGTGCTGCGCCTGGTCCGCGTACTCCCACGAGTCCTTGACGAACGTGTGATACCAGGCCCGGACGGTGGTCCTCTCCGCCTCCAGCACGGCCTCCGCCTCCGCGGCCCGCTCGTTGGTGGCGATGATCTCCGCCACCAGTACATGCAGGTCCACGGTCTCGACCTCCGGGGTGTCCGGGACGGTCTCGACCTCCGCTACTTCCTGCTCGGCAATGCTCATGCCGATCTTCCTCTCTGTGGTGGGACGGGGTGACACGTTTGTCACCCCGGAATGTGGGCTGAATCTGGGCAGTCCTCAACCCAATAACTACATCTTACCATAGGCACACCGTGTGCACAAGAGGGCACACCCTGCGCTACGGCTAGGTGACATCCTTGTCACCCATCTCGCGGGCCTTTCGCGCCGCCCGTCGAACCACCCGGCGCACCTCTCGGCGGAACAGCCAGGCCCGGAAGCGGGCGCTGGCCGTGCCGATGCTGACCGCTGCGAAGCCGATGGCGACCACCTTCACCCAGCCAGGGCGGTCGAGTGAACTGACCCATGCGCCAACCGCGAAGCCAAGGCCGCCCGTCGCTGCCCAAGCCAGGAGGAAGGGCCACCTGCGGATGGCGATGACGACCCCGGTACCCGAACCGCCAGAAGAATCGGACGGTGGCTTCAATGAGGAGTCGTCCGGTCTGCCACCCGAGGGCGGCGACGACGAGGATGACGACGAGCCATTGGATGGTTTCTCCGTCATCTATGGTCACCGCCCCAAGCATGGCCGGGCCGCTACTCTGGGCTGCACCAACCATGCTGATTGAGAGGAACGCTCATGGGTTTTCGTTACGTCACGGTCCGCGCCTGGGTAGACGAGGGCGAGGACCAGGGTCCGGTTGACCCCGGCTACGGTCGCCCCATCGGCGGCCGACCTGACCAGGGCCTCCCCGGCTACGGACGACCGGACCAGGGACTTCCCGGCTACGGTCACCCGGACCAGGGACTTCCGGGTCGCCCGAACCGACCGGACCAGGGCCTGCCCGGCTATGGCCGTCCGGACCAGGGCCTTCCGGGTTCGGGTGGACGCCCGGACCAGGGCCTCCCCGGTGGTGGCTGGGGTGGACGCCCCGACCAGGGACTTCCCGGCAGCGGCGGTCGTCCCGATCAGGGTCTCCCCGGCTACGGGCACCCGGACCAGGGTCTCCCCGGTTATGGACGCCCCGACCAGGACCTCCCCTGGGGTCCCAATCGTCCCGACCAGGGTCTCCCCGGCGTCGGTGACCGACCGGACAACGACCTCCCCTGGGCTCCGGTCCGCCCCGGACAGGGACTCCCGGAGTTCGCTGCCCCCAAGGCGTACAACCTCCCCGACGAGCCCGAGGGCGCTCCGACTGGTGACGGAGAATGGGTCGCCGTCATCTACAACGACCAGGCCACCTGGACCTGGCTCCCCTCCGACGCCGGACTCGGCAAGCCGGAGGACCCCAACACCGGAGGCAATCCCGAGCCCGCCCCCGTCGTCTAGGTTCATCGCCCTTCTCCTCTCCTGGTGGCGTGCCGTGCTCGCTTTCGTCCGTGGCACGCCGCCAGAATCACCTCCAGGTGGGCGTCCAACCCACCTGAGGTGATGATCTCGACCAGAGGCACGACGCTCTTGGGGACCTGCATCGGCAGGTTCACCTCGACCGTTCGTGCCTCTGCGTCTACCTGGTCCTGAATCTGTAGTGCGAACCACGAGTGGTTGGACTTGGACTCGTGCCCCTTGATGAAGGTGCATTGGATAACGTGCGCCTGGTCTCGCCGGTAGATCGCACCGCACATCTCAGTCATGTCACCTCCTCCAACTTGATCGGCAGCCCTCGCTCCGCTGCGGTCTGGTACATCCAGACGATCAGCGGTACGTCGCCGTTAGGCACCAGCAGTTCCTCGGCAGTCCGCTCCCAGACCATCTCGTCCCAACCGGGGGCGGGCTGGTAGGTCAGGCGGTATCGCTTCACTTCCCGACCACCTCCACGGTGACCTTGATCTTGCGACCGAACGGCCAGTTCCGGCTGTTGCGCCAGCCTCGCGTCACCCCGTGCGGGACCTTGACGAAGATCGCCTCCGAGTAGTGGAAGAACGCCCCTCGCCGGTCAACCTCGGTGTAGGTGTCCCGGAACTGCTCGCGGTGCTGGAACGTCAGCGTCGCGGTGTGGATGGTGGTGCTTTTCACGGTGCTTCCTCTCTGTGGTGGGAGGGTGACAAGGTTGTCACCGCCAACTGCTGATCCGGGCACGACGGACCGCGGCCCGCCCTTCCTTGTTGATGAGGTTCGCCTCCTCCGTGCTGATGAGGTAGCCCTCCGGGTAGCGGTACGAGTTGCGGGTCGCGGACGAGAGGTACCCGTCACGACCCATGTGCCGGTCCCGCTCCGCGGTGCAGCGCAGGCACTCCACCGTCTCGACGTAGCAGGCCAGCGCCCCGTCCCAATGCGCCGTCCGATGGACCCACTGGTGGCCCATGTCCCGGCACTCCAGGTAGGGGGCCGGGAGTTGCTCGGCCACCGTCTCGGCTGCGACCACCGGCCGCAGCCTGCGGACCGCGCTCATCGCTTCCGTCCCTTCTGAGTGATCTCCGCACGCAACGTGGACTCCGCCTTGCCACAGTGGGCGCAGCGCAGGATGCGGTGGTGCATCGGGCCGGAGATGGCGAGGTGGTGGTGCGCGCCTCGCCGCTCCGGGCAGATGTGGTACTCCGGGTTGGTCGGGTCCGCGGCGACGTGGCTCATCGGGACGCCGCCGCCAGGTAGGACCGCGAGACGTTCTCGAACTGGTCGAGCAACGGGTTCCCGCGGGCAGGCCGCTCCGGGTCCTCCAGGATTTCGTCTTGCAACTCGTGCATCAGGTCACGCAGCAACGTGACCCGGCGAAGCGCGTGCCGCTTCACCACGGTCGTCGGTTCGGGGGCGGGTGTGGTCATGGCGTTCCTCTCTCGGGCGGTTCGTCGGGTCTTACGGGGTGACATTCTTGTCACCCACGTTCTCGTTCAGCGGGAACTCGATGGTCCAGTCACGACGGTCGCGCGCATACGAGAGCAGGAGGGCGGGGTCGCCCTCCTGCTCTGGTGCCACGCGGATGGTGCAGGTGAGCAACTCACCGAAGCCGTTGGCCGCACCCTGCACCTGCTCCGCGCCCTCGATCATGACCTGGAGCATCTCCAGCGGCAGCGTGATCCTCATGATCGGACCTCCAGCCGTTGGCCGAGGCCGGTCCCGAGGCCGACACCCTTGGCGTCGAAGCACTCGCCGCACATGTACGCCCACGGGCCGCGCTTGGTCTTGCCGTCGTAGGTGGCGGGCACGTCCGGCTGCCCGAGGTCGTACTTGTGGATGTCACACATGGGCAGCGCGTCCACGACCACGGAGACGAGGTCAGTCTCGACCTCGTCCTCGGCCTGGAGGGCGGCCATGTTCGAGAGCAGCGCGCCCACGGTCCACATCGGATGGGTGACAGGCTTGTCACCCTGGTCGTCGGTCATGCCGCCACCGCCCAGGTGTGAGCGGCGGTCGGGACGAGGGCCTTGGGGTCGTTGTCGTTCAGGTCGAACGTCATGAACGGCAGGTCCCAGCGCAGGTACAGCGGCTTGCTGCCGTAGTCCGCACGGCCGGTGCCCTCGCACCGGTAGCACTCCCACTCATCGGTGACCCGCACGGGCGGGTCGATGCGCTCATGGGTCTCGTAGTCCCAGGCCGACAGGTAGGTCCGGTGGCCCCGGCCCTCGCCCTTGCAGGTGCGGCACTTCCACACCTTCGGCTCGGTTTTGCCGTTGGTCAGCCAGGAGAACACGCGGCCCTTGCTGCGGAAGTGGCGGCCGGGGGCGAAGCGGTCGATGAACTGGAAGGTGCGCGCCGTGACCCAGCCCTCGTGGGCGATGGTCAGCGTGCCGTCCGCGCCGTAGATGACAACGTCGGTGTCGTAGTAGCGCAACGCCACGTCGCCCGCACCGTCGATGCGGGCTCGGCTGTTGCTGCCGATGGGGCGGTCGCATCCGCTGCGCCCCTTCTTGATCCAGGCAACCCAGTCCGCGTGGGTCCGCAGGCTGGTGGGGTGTGTGGTGCTCATGACTTCCTCTCATTTCCGGGTGACAGGTTTGTCACCCTGGGTGGTGGTGGGAGATGGGACTGTGACGGTGGGGGCTGGAACCCAGCCTTGCCCGGTGGGCCAGAGCAGCGCGACCGCATACTCCACGCCCGGCTTGCCGTGGCTCTTGATGTAGTTCACGCGCCCGGCCTCGGTCTTGTGGTCGCCTTCGAGGATGGCGTCGGGGGCCTGGTCGAAGTGCCCGGCGATGAAGGGCACCGCCATCCAGCGGGTCATGCGGCTGCCCCTTCCAGCGCGGGCACCTTAGGGGAGACGGTGGCCTCCGCCTCCCGACGCACCTGCTCCGCCTTCCACCACGGGATGTAGCGGCAGGCGTTGGTGTGCGTCGCCTGCCAGGCGAGGGCGGACTCGCACCACTTCCACTCGGCGCGGCACGACGGGCACGCTGCGTAGAAGTTGGTCTCGTACTGGCGGTACCGATCCTCGGTGCGCTTCTGCATTTCTCTGCTCCTGTCGAGAGACGCCGAAAGGCGGGGTGACATGGTTGTCACCCCGCCTTTCGTGGGTTGGGTCAGACCGCGGCCGGGGCCTCGGTCTGGGTGGCCTTGGCCGCCTGCTTGCGCGGGGGCTTCGGCTTCGGGGTCTCGACCACGGGGGTCTCGCCCTTGAGTTCCGCGATGGTGGCCGCGATCTCCGCGTCCACGTCCGCCTTGCCCACGGGGTTGGCCTCGGCCGTGGCCTGGGCCTTCTCCGCCCGCTTGGCCTCCGCCTTGGTGGGCGGCTTGGTGGCCTTGGTGCCCTCGCCGGGCTTGACCTGCGAGGCCGCGCCCTTGGACGTGGCCGTCTTGCGGGGGACGGGCGGCTTCTTGAACGCGGTCTGGAGTTGGCGGTCCGCCGCCACCATCCCGGCCATGAGGTCCCGCTTGGCGAGCGCGGTGCTCGCACCGCGGCCCGTGTGGGTGGCCCGCTGGACCGCCTCGGAGACGGTCTTCGGGTCACCGAGGGTGCGGTCGTGGGTCGCGCCCCAGACGATGTGCTCGCCCTGGAACTCGGCCTCGAAGAACCACAGGAAGCGCGGCTCCAGGAAGGCGTTGATGAGGGTGGCGTTGCCGCCCTCCATCGACGGGGGCACGGCGTCCTGCGCCTCCCGCTTGCGCTCGTCCCCGGTGGACGCCGGACGGGCGACCTTGCCGGGGTTGTAGGTCAGCGGGGTGACCTGCTTGGTGGCGGCCCGCTTGACGGGGGCCTTGGGGGTGCTGGTCGCCTTGGCGACGGTGGTGCTGGTCATGCTCGTTTCCTCTCGGGGTGAGGGTGACATGGTTGTCACCCTCGGTGGTGGTTCAGCCTTGAGACGGTTCTCTGACTGATGAATACATACTACCACAACCACACCGTGTGCACAAGTCAGCACATTTCCAGTGGTAGTGGGTACTGCGGCAACTGCGGCAAATGCCGCAGTTGGAAACTGCGGCACCGCAGTTACTTCGGTCGGACCCATGTCCTGATCCTGGGTGACATGCTTGTCACCCAGGCCCACCCCCTGGGCTTCTTGCTTGCCTCAGGGGGTGGGTCTGCATCTTGCGGGGGCGCATCCTGGATGAGGCTGCGTTCAATGACCGCGTCCTGCGGCCGGTGTCTGGCGAGCAGGCGACGGACGTGACGGCGGGACACCTCCCGGTCCCGGTTGATCTGCCACGACACGCCGGGGTCGAGGGGTTCGAGCGGGGTCACTCGCCCTTGACGTGGGCCTGCGCCGTAGTCCACACGTCGAGGGTGAACGCCTCGTCGGCCGCCTCCTCGTAGGCCGTGCAGACCTCGTCCGCGACCATGTCCCACTCGCCGTCAGGGACTTCGAGGACAGCCCGGAGGGTGTCCGGGGTGGGTGAGTCGGAGTGCTCCCCGCTCAGCCAGGACGGGGACGGGATGAGGTCGTGCAAGGCCGGGTCGCCGGTCTCGTACATCTCCACGACCTGTCGGTACAGGGACATCTCGGTGTTCCCGTCGAAGGCCCAGGACGCCGCGGTCTTGCCGCGCTCCCTGCCCATCTCGGCTGCCCGCTCGGTGATGGTGGTGGTGCTATCGGACATGGTTGTCCCTCTCTGTGGTGGTTCACCGGGTGACATGTTTGTCACCCTGCTGCCCCGGCTGGAACCGGGGAAGTTGATTGACCGCTCAGTGCGGTCGCAGCGCCCGCAGGAACGGGAGCACGGCGTCCCTGGACTCGGTGCTGATGGACAGCAGATCGCAGGTGAGTTCGACAATGGCGCGGTCGTACTCCTCGTTCTCGCCCTCGTCGGACACCAACTCGGAGGCTGCGCGGATGACGTGGGCGAAGGTGATGTTGTCCATCACGCACCGCCCTGCTCGACGTGGTCGAACCAGTTGCCCGCCAGGTCGGGGCGCTCCGGCTTGCGGTGCTGCGGGTGGTCGAGCGCAGCGGCGTGGTCACGCACCGCCAACTCGGCCACGATCTGGTCGTAGGCCGGGTGCAGTTCGACGGTCCACTCGTAGCCCTTGAGGCGGTCGAGGAACTCGACCGCGTTATACAACTCGGCGTACTGGACGGTCACGATGCCCGAGCCCTGGTCACTGGCGATGCGCTCCGCGAGGCGGAGGCAGTAGGCGATGTCCATGCCCCCGGTGACAGGCTTGTCACCCTGGCCGTAGTTGCTCAGGTGGTCCGCCAGTTCCGGGTCCGCGGAGACCGCGACGACGTAGGTCTTGCGGGTGGTCCAGGCGTGGGGCGGGAAGCCACCGCTCTTGATCCAGTCGTCAAGCGCCTGGAAGTGAGCAGCGAACTCCATCTGCTCCTGCGGGTCGAGTGGACTGTCATTGCTCATGACCTGGGCGGCGAGCCGGGCCAGTTCCTTGTGGGCCTCGTTGGGGTCCATGTTGGGTGGTGCCTCTCTGTGGTGGGTTTGTTGGGTGACATGCTTGTCACCCTCATCTTCAATGACCGCTGGGTGTGGGCAGGGTGCGTTTTCATTGACCGTCGCGGCGGCGAGGGCCGCGTCCGGTCCGCGCCGTCATAGGTCGTCGTCGCGCATCCGTCGCCACGCACGGGCGAGGTGCATCCCGTACTGCACGCACGCCCACAGGAGGACCGTGAGCACGATGATGGCCGGGGCCGACCGGTCGAGGTAGATGGCCGGGCCAGGGTCGAACGACACGGGGCCGGGTGACAGGTTTGACACCCGGCCCACCGCCCTGCCTTGCCCTTGCGGGTGTAGCGGGTGCGGTCACGGTGAGGCTGCGCCCTTGACCCCTGGCGCAACTCCCGCAGGCCAGCAGCAAGCGCGGGGTTGGGGACCCCGCGCTTGCGGGCCGCGGTCACGGCTCGACCCCTTCCGCGTCGAGGACGACGGGGATGAGGTCGATGAACGTGCAGGTGACGCAGGTGCAGTCGTCAGTGCAGTCCGCTATCGACGCGAGCAGCGCGTTGAACCGCTCGCTGTCGATAGCGAAGGGATCGGTGGACATGGACATGATGGCCCCCTTTCATGGGACGGGTGTTGGGTGACATGGTTGTCACCCAACACAACGGAGTATGCCAGAACCACACCGTGTGCACAACTTAGCCTTGCGCACGGGTGGCCCACGCATGACGCCACAGGGCGCGGCGGGACCACGAGCGGGCACCGGTCCCGCCACGCGCCCCATCCCACCGACAGGCGGGATGGGGCGGGCGACGGTGCACACGGCGGGCAGGGGTCACCGGGCCTGTGCCTTGGGTGCGAACCACGGACCCTGGCGACGCAGGATCAGCAGGTTGTCGCGCACGATGGCGCGGCCCGACTGCGGCTTGAGCGGGCGACGGGTGACAGACCTGTCACCCTGCTTGGGCCGTGCCCAGAACCAGACCGGCTGGTTGTGCACGATGAGCGTGTCGCCCTCGCGGGTGACGCGCTCCCACTCCCCGCCCGCATGGGCGTGGGCGATGTGCAGCGTGGGCGCGGGCAGGTCCCGCCACTCGTTGGGCAGGCCACGCCGCCACGCGGCGGACTTGCGCAGGAGGGCGACGGGCACCGTGACCATGACGGGCGAGGGCACGACGGGCACCCGCCGCACCGTGACGGGGAACGCGGGCCGCTTGACCCCACGCAGGGTGACAGGCTTGTCACCCTGCGTGCGACGGACGGCGGTCATCGGCCGACACCGTGCGGGTTGGCGGCCCCGTGGGCGCGCTCCCACTCGGTCATCCGCTTGAGCAGGTTGGCGCGACGGTGCGCGCCCAACTGCGTGTAGAGCGTGGACACGATGCGGTCCGCGTAGTCCGCGCCCGAGGGCTTGGTCACGGCGGCTGCGTCCGTCTCGTTGACGGCGTGCGCGACGAGCGCACGGACGTTGGTCAGGGACAGGTGTTGCAGGGTGGTGCGGGCCATGATGGCCGTCCTCTCGGTGGTGGTGGTGGGGAGGGGGTCACGTTTTTAAACCACCGCCGCTTTGTG